CTGCCTCCTCGTCTTTGACAGTATTCTGAGATCTATAATATATGTCTTTTGTTAGGTTGTCCAGCAACTAGATGGAAATTATGTAAATGTATTACAATTTGCTGGTTTTTAGTTGCGAAATGCAGGAAGAATATACCCTTTTTGCTGGCAGTACTCTTTTACCGCCCTTAGTTGCGCTGTAATGGATTCTTCTCGCTGGTTGTCTGAGCTATACCTTGCATACGCTACTGCACGAATTGCACTCATATTCAATACCTCATCTGATTCATAGTTATCCTTCAAATAATTTGAGTACCCTGAGAGGGTCAAAGTAAATAAGATAATCTTCCCACTCAGTGTATAAACCGAATTTTTCTTTGTAGTGCTCTATGGCGTAGTCGAGAAATTCTTCAGTCACATCCAGAAATTTGGCAAGCTCATAACAATTTGAGACTCCCTCTCTAGAAGCTTCAACAAAGCTCTTTAGGGGGATTAATTTTTCATACCCCCAATTCTTGGCCCGCTTCTCTTGCTTGATGTGGGCTATTTTTTTCTGGTCTAAAATATCGCCAGTGGATGTGTAATAATGCCCGATCTCTTCTGCAAGGACGCATACCTTGTCTGTATACGTGGGTAATCCTCGGTTAAGCCAAATTATATTATCCCCGTATAGACCTCTGAGATTAGATCCCATGGAGCTCTCATATACTGCGACATTCTGTCTATCTGCATCGTTAAGAAGCATTTGATATAACATAGCGTCACCTCAGCTTTTAGCGTTCCGTTTCGAGCGTACAAACTCTTTAAATCTTTCTATATCTGTTAATTCTTCTTCCGTCCACTCATCTCCGTCATGGTGAGCCGCAAGGGTGGTAATGTCAGATCCAGCGCCGATATTTAATTTCTCCTTAACCCGGCTAAACACATTCAGTAAGTCATTCTTGAATTCAACAGAAAGTGGCGTTTCACTTATCAATGAAATCATCTCAATAGGCTCTGTATCAAGAGGAACATCCCAATATTCTTTTTTAAGGCTTTCAATCTCTGGTGTTAAAACGACAAGAACGCTTTCAGGAAAATAAGGCAGGTCTTTGCCAGTTTTTGCTAGTGACTTTACTGCATCGATTATCTCCCTATCGAAACCTAGATTTAAAAAATCAATTGATACTTCAAAGTAATCAGCGACTTTTTGGACCTTGTCGATAGAAGGAGAACTCTCGTTCCACCTGCGAATTGAGCCATTTGCAAAAGATAGCTCTTTTTCTAAATGCGAAATCGGCAAACCCTTGTGTTTAGATAAAAATTGAATGTTTTCGCAAATTCCCATGAAAATAGACCCCCTATAGAAAAATTAATTAGAAAATAGCCTAAATAATAAGTTGACATTTAGCGTATGTGCTAATATAATCGTATTAACAGCTTAGTAACCGGAAAGAAAGCAACAAAAAACCAAGAGCCATGAAGACCCAATTGAAAAATCGTTGTGGGGCGACTTTTATGAGGTTTTATTTCCTACGCTCAATTTTAGAATATTTTCTAACTGATGTCAATACTTGGCTGTTATTTTCCACTAGTCTATGTAAAGAAAGGAGGTTAACAGTATGTCTCTGATTGAGAACATCAAAATTCTTTGTAAAGAACACAACAGTTCTATTCCAAAGCTGGAAAGAGGACTCGGACTTGGCCCTGGGGCCATCTATAAGTGGGATGTAAGTAACCCAGGTGTTGATAAAGTTCAAAAAGTCGCGGAGTACTTTGACATGACAATAGATTCTTTAGTGCGTGGAATTGATAACTCGCTACCAGAAAGCAGCGAACCCTTTGATAAAGATTCACTATTCAGACACATTAGGGAATCCGGTTTGAGCGTTGGCCAGGTAATTACTGTATTGGATCAAGCCAAATCAGATGTTCTCAATGAAACGTTAGTAAGAAATTAAAATTAAGTTTTGGGCGGACTCCACCCAAAAGTAGGCAAACCAGAAAGGAAAAGGAGGAAATTACAAATGTCGAAAAGCGACTCATTAATCGAAAGTAAATCCTTACGCGAATCTGTCATTGATCGAACAGATGTACTCGACAAAGTAAAAGCACTCACGATGTTACCGGATGATCTGAATGTCAGCATAGAACAATCTGCAGAGTATTACGGGGTTGGGAAAGAGGCCGTCAACTCCTTAATCAAAGACAATCGTGAAGAGCTTGAATCTGATGGATTAAAGGTTTTGAAGGGCGATGAACTGATGTCCCTTAAGGACATGGGTGTGATTGGTAAAAACTCTTCATCCTTTACGATCATCCCCCGCCGGGCAATTCTTCGTATTGGCATGTTACTCCGTGATAGCTTAGTAGCCCGCACTGTTCGTGATTTACTTCTCAATATCGAAGTGGAACGAAAAAACGTTCTCACCAAACCCCGAACAACCTCCCGCGTCAAGCCCGCAATTAAAGACGCTTTTGATACAGCGGAATATCTCACGGAAAAGTTAGGTATCAAAATTGGCATAGCTCAGGCCGCATGTATCCGAGCAGTGGAGAAGAACAGCGGCCTTGACCTAGCAGAGATTGCAAAATGCCTTCCATCTGCTGAGCATGAAATTGGATACTTAAACGCAACCCAAATTGGTGATCGCCTTGGGGTTAACGCTGCTCAAGCCAATAAGATGTTACTCGCCAAGGGCTTACAGGAACAGCAGGTGGACGCAAAGGGAAAGAAGAATTGGCGCATTACGGAAGCTGGTAAACAGTATGGCGAGGAATTCCCATTTGTGAGAAACGGGCATAGCGATTATCAGATCCGATGGAATGAAACCGTTATGAAAGCACTGGAAAAATTGACAGAGAAGAGTTTGAGTGATGCCCAACTGACTCCTGCTAGTGGTGAGGAGTAATGAAAAAACACCCCAAACTAACCGTCACTGTTAAAATCATACCACACCCCAACCCACAGCAAGCCATTGATTTAGCCGCAAATTTATTTTTAAAGAACTTTTCGGATGAAATGGAACAAGCCAAACTGTAGGCAGTAAGTGGAACAAGCGGGTTAAACAAGGGAGGGAAAATCATGGAGAATCAAAACCTAGAGCAACGCGTATCAACCCTTGAAAAAAGAGTGGCCATACTCGAGGAACAAGATCAAGTACAGACGACAGTCATTAAAGGGTTTGTGAATAACCGAACACCAGACGTTCGGGAGCTTGTGGAGGAATTAGAACTCTACAGGTCTGAGGCCGCACACAAAACCGAGTTAGTTAAGGAGGTAAAACATGAATAATGCCACAGAATATTCTCCACCGCTCGACAAGGGAATCAAACACGAGGTTGAAATTCTTGTTGAGGGTGGAATTGAAACTTATGAATCATGCGAGGGTGGTATAGAGCATTGCTATCCCGAACCTACTGTACGATTTCACGGGCACAGAGAAGAGGGCTTCAAAGCACTTGCAATCGCACTGCAAAATGATTTAAAACCCTCAAACCTCAGGCGCCTATGGACCATCATTGACGGTGAACCAACAGGCCCTGATTGGGAAATGACATTTTACCACAAATGATTATTTCCCAGCTGCGTTTAACTCGGCGCAATCTTTACAAAGTGGATTCCCGCCTGTACCTTGCCTTAGGTTTTCTGCTTCAATGTTGTTTCCGGTGTCACATTTGGTGTTGTTGTGATGTATAGAACGCTTTATGGAATACCAAGGCAATTTTTTAGGCATATAGTTCACCTCCTTTGTCGAAAAACAGTCTACCAACTACCATTTCGACAGTGAAAGAGGGAAACCCTGTAAATATCTTAAAGGAGGCAACCCCAAATGCTCAGAAACATCCTTGAATCAAGCGTAGGCCCATTAACCAACGCCCAATTCGCTGAGGTCATGGATCTAACCACCACAGATATTCGAGTCAACGGAATTGGATTTGGGAGAATGACCAGCATGGCCGGAGTGATCCAAGTGGCAGAGATTAGTTTTAGGCTTTTGAGCAGGTAAATTAAGGAGTAATAACATGCAATTTGCATCATTTAAGGCCATGTGTGACGTAGAGCTTAACGACAAAGTTGGATTCGCCAGCACTACCACAGAGATCATCGACATCCGGACAGTGCATTACCTAAAGGACCAGAGGATTGAGTTTGAGTTCATGCTGGCGATCGCGCCGTGGCGCTGGTATAAGAGGCAAGAGTTTGATTATCCAATTGCTGAGAAAGGAAGTTGAAACCGATGAAACATCTCCGCCGGATTTTACTTAAGTCCAATCGTATCAGTCGGGTTATTGTTGATTACCAACGTCGAATGAAGGAACAGCGAAGGAAGCGCCATTTAGTATCGGTTATTTTCAGAGGAGGATCCATGAGAATCTAATTATGATATGACAGGTAAATTCGTCTATCTGGGACAGGCGATGGGCTACGGCCTACCATATGGTACCGAGTACACCAATCCTCAATACATTGCAGCCAGTAATTCACAGGCAGGATATGCCACGCTGCCACAACCTGATCCAAATGGACTTTTCAAACCGGCAGATGTTAACGCAACCTGGCTGATGCTAATTGATCCTATTACAAAGAAGGCAAAGCCAATTTATGTTGAATCAGACTTAACTGTAAGCCCTTTTAAATTATCTAAAGCATTGTTGGATCAATCGTCATTACCTTCTGATTATTAGCGAAAAAAAAAGATTGGGGGTGTTCTTATGTATTATGACTTGAAATTCCCTTATCGTATTTCAGCCGAAGCCGGACTGGCTCATGACGGTGAAGGAAACAATGATGAAGCTTATCTCAGACTTAAAATAGGTGGTTGCAAAAAGGCTATAACGTCCAAGCAGTATGCCGAAATGCATGAAGAGAATAGGCACACTATGGCGAAGATGCTGAAAAAGAAAGTCGAGTGGATCACGCCGATCAGTGGCGAGGAATACGAGGCCAATATGGATGATGAAGATGAGTAAAGACTGCCGTGACGTTGTTTTGGAGGAATGCGATAAACGCGGTTGCAAGTGCAATGACTGCGCCGGGTTCGGTCTTTCCGGAGAAGATTGCCTGTTATGTCCTAAATACGGATGTCCGGAGCACCCCGCAGAATTGGAAATTGAAGTTGGCCAAAATGGGTAGAGAGATCATTGTTGATTCTTTTGCTGGCGGTGGAGGTGCCTCAACGGGTATCTCCCTGGCAATCGGACGAAGCGTAGATATAGCGATTAACCATGATCCTGCAGCCATCGCCATGCACGAGGTGAATCATCCTAATACGAAGCACTATTGTGAGTCCGTATGGGAAGTGGATCCAAGGGAGGCCACAAAGGGACATCCAGTTGCTTTACTTTGGCTGAGCCCAGACTGCAAACATCATAGTAAGGCCAGGGGTGGTAAGCCAAAGGATAAAGGCATTCGAGGTCTTGCATGGCTAGGAATAAAGTGGGCTGCTACAGTAAGACCGAGGGTAATAATGCTCGAAAACGTTGAGGAATTCCAAGACTGGGGACCATTGACCAAAGATAGTCTTCCGGATCCTAAGCAAAAAGGCAGGACATTCCGAACTTTCATAAATGCTTTCAAATATCAAGGGTACAAAGTTGATTGGCGAGAACTAAGGGCCTGTGACTACGGAGCACCAACAACACGTAAGCGCCTGTTTATGATTGCGAGATGTGACGGTCAACCAATCGTTTGGCCAAAACCAACTCATGGAGATCCTAAGAGCGCAGAGGTTGAGTCTGGAAAACTAAAACCTTGGATTACCGCAGCCGATGTCATTGACTTTGAATTACCTAGTCCGTCTATTTTTGAAACCGCAGGGGAGATCAAAAGAAAGTATAGACTTAAAGCCGTTCGGCCTCTGGCTGACAACACAATGAAGCGAATAGCCAAGGGGATAGATAAGTTTTTCTTAAAGAATCCTAAGCCTTTCATTATGCAAGCGTACGGCGGGTATTACACTGGGTCAGGTCGATCGATTGATAGTCCATTACCAACAATTACACAAAGGGATCATAACTTCCTAGTTGCCCCAACTCTCTTGCAATATCACGACAGTCCTGAAGCAAGAGGACAAACGGTTGATAAACCTATCTTAACGATCGACGCATCGCCAAGACACGCGTTAGTATCTGCATCTTTAATTAAGTATTACGGTCAAGGCATCGGCCAGGAGATAACAGATCCACTACACACTATTACCAGTAAGGATCGAAGTGGGCTTAGCGTCGTTCATATCGTTAAATTCAAAGGTGACAATAAGGGTCAGATGGTTAATACTCCATTGCAAACAATAACCGCAAGCATTGGTCAATTTGGGGTAGTAAAAACTTATTTGAGAAAAACGAACAATACCCAAGGATTGGGGCATTGGCCAAAAGTCCGAGCTATGTTGAATGAGTATTGTGATTACAATATCGGCGAGGATGAACTCCTAATAATTGAGATTGGCGGAGAAAAGTATTTCATTAGTGACATTGGGCTCAGGATGTTAACGCCAAGGGAGTTGTTTAATGCCAATGGATTCCCGTCAGACTATATTATCGATCATGATAGCACTGGGAAAAAGCTTTCCAAGTCCATGCAGGTTGCAAAATGTGGTAATGCCGTTCCTCCACCATTTTCGGAACATCTTCTACGATCCAATTTACCCGAGTTATGTACCGGCCAAGACAGAGAGGCTGTCAATTTATAGAAGAATTGAGGGAGAAGAAATGACCGAGCCTGAAATTACACCGGGAACGTGGGAAGTAGTCAGGATACCTAGTAATCAGCTTAAAGGGCTATATGTTAGACAGATTCTTCCTAATGATCGAGGACTGTTCCTAGTCAAGCATACCTTTGATGGAGTGGAGGCAGAAGCCAATATGAAACTTATTGCGGCTGCTCCCGATATGTACAAAGTAATGGAAAACGTTGCCTCTTACTTAGAAAGTTTTAAAGATAAATGGCTAGAAGGTGATGAGCTCCTTTACTGTGAGGTAACAGGGGCCATGAATAAAGCGCAAGGCGGCGATACCAATGAGTATTAATCAATTCCAAAAAAGACAGCTGCAAGAACTTTTGACCAAGCATGCTAAGTTCTTTGCGGCGGGTAAAAAAGAGAATAAGACCATATTCCAAGGGATCCGATATCAAGCAGATGGGTCCGCCTGTGTATGTGACACGTGCATTCTTCTCCGGGTCAAAGATGTTTCTCCATTCTCAGAGCCCTGCACCTTGCATGCCATTACCGGCGCTGAGATAGAAGGCACTTACCCGAATGAAGAAGCCGTGAACAATCTACTTAACTGGAATCAAGAGAACCGAATCACACTTGAATCCTTTGCTCAAATAGAGGTGGCTACCCAATGCGCGAAAATAATCCAGATGGTTGTAAAAGAGCTTAAGACACCCAACAGGATTATGAATCTTGTTCTAACCGAGGGAAATGCTTTTTTGAAGTTATCGGAGCAGGGTGTTGAGCTAAATGCATTCATTGGCGAACTGGCGAAAGACCAGAATGAGACATGGTCCTTCAATGCTGATTACATGTACCATGCTTTAGATGTTTTCAAGAGTGCCAGATCATCCAGCATAGTTATAAAGCTTAGGCATAATTGTGACTCAATCGTCTTCAGCGACGAGGACAATGGAATCGACGTCCTGATCTTACCGATACGAACGAAAGCAGAGGCGAGCGACGGATGTTCCTAAGAAAGCTGGAGGACGAGGAGCTAAAAAGAATAAAGAAATCTAAAGACGCCGCCAATGCAATTATCAAGACGCAACGAGAGAAATTGGTGGCAGAGATTAAAGGGTATGGAAATTATAGTATCTACCACGCTGTAGATCTAAAACTAAGAGCACTTGAACAGAAGCTTGAAAGGACTCAAATGGTCATGGGCCACCCAGTGATCGTGAGTTTCAATGGCCGGTCGGCATACGTGGATTACGACATCTTTAATAAGTTTAACCACTCGCTTGATAAGAGCGGATTTTGGAACCACAACATTAAAATCGAGGGCGCATCCCTGATTATCAGATATACAAAGCATGGTCAAAGCGGGGGAGTCGAGTTATTTATACCAGCACATCAAGCAGAGTTACTTATTGGACTACCAACTATCGACCTTGAGGAGTGACGATGTATGCAAGAGTACGATTTTTTCATAGATCATAAACGAATGACAACACCGCCATCAGGCTTTTTGATTAACCGTGAAACACTCCACGAAAGTTTATTCAATTTCCAAAAGGACATTGTTCGCTGGGCGTTAAGACGTGGCCGAGCAGCGGTGTTCGCCGGGACCGGTCTTGGAAAGACGCGGATTCAAATCGAATGGGCGATGAAAGTACACCAATCATCAGGTGGAGACGTTCTACTTCTGGCGCCACTCGCTGTAGCAACTCAAACAATCCGCGAGGGAGCGGTAATGGGATATGAGATAACAATGTGCCGAAGTCAGGATGACGTTCGTCCTGGACTCAATATCGCAAATTATGAAATGCTCCACCACTTTGAGCCGATGCTATTTGACGGCATCGTCCTGGACGAATCATCAATCCTCAAATCATTCACAGGCAAGATAAGGACAGATCTAATTGAGTCCTTTGCATTTACACCCTATCGACTCGCGTGCACCGCGACTCCCGCACCGAACGATTACATGGAGATTGGCAACCATGCTGAGTTCTTAGGTGTCATGGGGAGATCAGAGATGCTGGCCATGTACTTTGTCCATGATGGGGGAGATACACAGAAATGGCGATTGAAGGGTCATGCAGAAGACAGGTTCTGGAGATGGGTAGCAAAGTGGGGTGTTGTATTGGAGAAGCCGTCAGACCTTGGGTACTCGGATGATGGCTACATCCTGCCGCCTCTCACGATCATTGATCATGTTATTGAAGTCGAGGGTGAACTAGCAAATACACTATCTGAGCGTCAGAAAGCACGCCGTGAGACAGCTGCAGAACGGGTAGCGGCTTGTGCCGAAATCGTTAACGCCTCGGATCAACCATTCCTCGTTTGGTGTGACCTGAATGTAGAATCGAAAATGCTCTCCAAGGCGATACCTGATGCGGTCGAAGTAAAGGGTGGCGATAAATCGACGCATAAGGAAAAAGCTCTGCTCGACTTTGCCGCCGGAAAGATCAGAGTATTAGTCACAAAACCATCTATAGCGGGTTTTGGTATGAACTGGCAGCATTGTGCAGACATGGCGTTCGTAGGTCTATCAGACAGCTTCGAGAAAGTCTTTCAGGCTGTACGGCGATGTTACAGATTCGGACAGACAAGGCCAGTGAACGTGACCATGATTACATCCAGCCGAGAAGGGGCAACAGCTGAGAATATTAAACGTAAAGAGCTGGACTTTCAGAAGATGGTAGCTGAAATGGTCAAGTATACAAAGGACATTACCTCCGAATCAATCAGATCTACCGAACGTGATTCTACCGAATACGCTGCAATAACCCCTATAAGGATACCACCATGGCTGAGGAGTGAGACACTTGCAAGTTAATACAATCGATCAAGTTATTGAAAATGATTTTGCTCTTTATAACGGGGATTGCGTGGAGGTAGCCAGGGGGCTTCCTGACAACAGCATTCATTACAGCATCTTTTCCCCACCTTTTGCATCTCTCTATACTTACTCAAATAGTGACCGAGACATGGGCAATTGCCGAAACGACGCTGAATTCTTTGAGCATTTTAAATTTTTAAATCACGAGCTCTTCAGAGTAACAATCCCCGGGCGGTTGGTAAGCTTTCATTGCATGGATATTCCAGCGATGAAGTCACGGGATGGATATATAGGGATTAAAGATTTTCCTTCTCAGCTTCGACAGGCTTTCGAGGATGAGGGATTCATATGGCATTCTAGGGTGACAATCTGGAAAGACCCACTCGTCGAGGCGACTAGGACAAAAGCTTTAGGACTTATGCATAAGCAGTTGGTCAAGGACTCGTCGATGTGTCGCCAAGGATTACCAGACTATGTCTTAACAATGCGGAAGCCAGGGGATAACCCAGAACCAATTACACACCCTGATGGAATGGTAAGGTTTTTTGGTGAGAATGAGCCCGGAAGTGAGTCGGTATATTCACATCAGGTGTGGCGTAAATACGCATCTCCGGTATGGATGGACATTCGACAAAGCAACACACTACAATACCGATCAGCTCGTGAAGATAAGGACGAACGGCACATCTGCCCATTACAGCTCGACGTGATTGCCAGATCTATGGAGTTATGGTCAAATCCCGATGACATCGTGTTCTCACCGTTTGCAGGTATTGGGAGCGAGGGATATCAGGCAATCAAAATGGGGCGCAGGTTTGTCGGAGTGGAGCTCAAGGACAGCTATTTCAGAATCGCCGTTAACAACTTGCATATGGCCATGCAAGAAGCGTTTGACGATCTGCTGGCATGAGGGGGTGAATACCTATGATACTTGACATTAGTTTCGGTAAGCATCGTGCAGATACAAACTGGAAACCCGAATTCCTAAACTGGGATGAGTTCGTCGATGGCCGGTTGCGAAAGGTCAGGCGCACGTCTGAGACGATGGCGCAGTACGACAAGATGAATAATATTGCCCGAGGGAAACTGAAAGACGGCCCGGCTTTTGTGGGCGGACTTGTCCGAGGCGGGCGCAGGAAAAAAGAGAATGTAGACACGCGTAGTTTGATTACCCTGGACGCGGATCATGTGGAAGACGATGGCTTTTTGTTCGCGGCTGAACTCGTGCTTGGCGGAATGGCCTATGCGATCTACCCTACACACAGTTACAGATTTGCTAAACAAAAATACCGTCTAATCGCACCGGTTGATCGAGCTATGAGTCCAGATGAATACGGCGCGGTTAGCCGTAAACTCGCGGAGCAGATCGGTATGGACTATTTCGATAAAACCACTTTCGAAGTCCACCGGTTGATGTATCTGCCGAGTTGTTCCAAGGATGCAGAGCCGATGCTGGAAGTCTATGAGGGTGAGCCACTATCTGTAGATAATATTCTTGCTGATTATGATGACTGGCGCGATCCTCTCCAATGGCCGAGGCATGCCGACGATAAGGTGCAAAGACAAACGTCCAGACGGATGGAAGATCCTAAGGCTAAGCTGGGCGTTGTGGGTGCGTTCTGTCGTTGTTATTCCATATCCGAGGCCATTGATGCATTCCTTGCCGACGTATATGAGTCGGTAGACGATGGGAATAACCGCTATACGCATATCGGGTCCAGTAGCTTCGGGGGCCTCGTGGTCTACGATGAAGACATGTTCGCCTACTCTCATCACGAGAGTGATCCCTGCAGTGGCAGAGAGGTTAATGCGTTCGATTTAGTACGGCTGCACAAGTTCGGGAAGTTAGATGACCGAGCGAGCGAGAATACCAATATCGACAAACTACCGAGTCATACGGCCATGGTGGCCTTCGCCTCGCAAGACGGAAAAGTAAAGCGTGAGAGATTATCTGAGCTATCAGAAGACTTTGCGGGTACCGAGGCTGAGGAACGTGACGAAGAAGAGGAACACGCTGCACCTTGGATCGATGACCTGAAGATGAACACAAAAAGTGGATTTCCGTTATCAAACTCCAAGAATGTGGAAGTCATTATGTCAAATGGACAGTGGGACGGGGTATTAGCGTATGATGCTTTCGGTAATACAGAGGTCATCCGAAAGGAATTACCCTGGAGGAACCGAGAGCGACAACATGAGGACTATGAGCCTTGGCTGGGGGCTGATGACAAACGGCTTCAGCACTGGTTTGGTAAAAAGTACGAGATCAAGTCCGCCAATATTATTGCAAACGCCTTCACGGAGGTGGCGCATGTTAATCGCTTTCATCCTATTATTGAGTACTTAGAAGAACAGAAGTGGGACGGGGCTCCAAGGATCGACCGGCTATTCATTGACTACCTAGGAGCAGAAGACTCGGACTATGTAAAAGAAGTAACTCGAAAGATGTTTATTGCCGCGGTCAAAAGGCTTTATGAGCCAGGTTGCAAGTTCGACTATATGCTGGTTCTGGTTGGCCCGCAAGGCGCCGGTAAAAGCACGATCATACAAATGCTGGCTAGGAACTGGTTCAGTGATTCACTAAAGACCTTTGATTCTAAAGATGCTGGGGAGCATCTACAGTCGGCATGGATCTTCGAGTTCGGTGAGCTGGCAGGCATGACTAAAATCGAAGTGGATGAGATCAAGCAATTTATCACTAAGAGAAGTGATAAGTACCGGGTGGCCTATGACCGTGTTGTTACAGATTTTCCGCGCAAGTGCGTTTTCTTCGGAACAACAAACAACTGTAATTTTCTTAAGGATCCGACAGGCAATCGAAGGTTCTGGCCTGTGACAGTCAATCCGGAGAAACGAATCAAGAATATTTTCACGGATCTCTCTGAGTACGACATCGCGCAGATATGGGCAGAGGTCGTACAAGCCTACCGAAAGGGCGAGGCACTTACATTGTCACCAGAGATCGAGCAGCAGGCGTCACGTATTCAGGGAATGCATATGGAGGAAGACCCGCGTGCTGGACTTATTCAGGAATGGCTAGAGACTCCTATAGAGAATGAATGGGGAAATGGGTCAGATGGCAGGCAACTATGGGACCGGGTATGTGCCTCCCTAGTGTGGTCTGAGTGTCTTCATAACAAGGCGGGATCAATGCGACCGTGGGAGGCCCACGAGATATGTGATCTCCTTCGTACCATACCGAATTGGAAAGAACGAAAAGGTAAAGCACGTATCCCCGGTTATGGTGTTCAAAAAGTCTTTGAAAAGGTTGCCTTGGGGTAACAACTTCACTGCAATCATGTAGCAACTAGGGCAACACGAAAAGTTGCTAATGTTGCGGTGAAGTTGCCAAGAAAAAAGGCAATTAGGCAACACGAAAAACCTAGTAATGCCAAGTGCTTGAACATCTTTGTTGCTAATGTTGCTGTGAAATCTCTATTAAAGATAATTAGTAGATAGCATAGAGGTATTAAAACACGTATAAATATAGCCCCTATGCTAACGCGTATTTCGCCACATCACGTGTGTGTGAGGCACATCAGCAACAATCGAGAAAGAAGTGAGCTACTTGCGAGAGTCGGCACTAGAAAGTCGGTTGGTGAAGGAAGTCAAACGGATTGGGGGGCTTGCCCCAAAGTGGGTTTCACCCGGAAACAATGGGGTTCAGGACCGGATAGTAATTCTCCCTGGGGGACGAACAATATATGTCGAGATGAAAGCACCAGGTAAACAACTGAAGCCCCTGCAAGTTCGATGGGCAAAGATCCTGAGGAATATGGGACACAAAGTTTACAAACTTGACTCCCATGAAGACATCGACCGATTCATTAACGAGGTGAGTAGAGAGTGAAATATATACCGCATCAGTATCAGGAGTATGCGACACAACGTATCTTAGATACAAACTATATAGCCCTCCTTTTGGAGATGGGACTTGGTAAAACTGTGAGCACCTTAACCGCGATCGACCTTCTGCTTAATGACTATTATGACGCAACACGAGTCCTGGTCATTGCACCCTTGCGAGTAGCAGATGACACATGGGCAAGAGAGGCAGAGAAATGGGACCATCTACAGCACCTTAGGATCAGCAAAGTGCTAGGCAGCGCCGCCACACGAAGAAAAGCCTTGAAAGCAGATGCTGATATTTGGGTGATTAACAGAGAAAATGTTGAATGGCTTGTCGGTGAGCTAGGGACGGATTGGAACTTTGACACCGTCGTGATCGATGAGTTATCCAGTTTTAAAAATGGACAGTCCAAACGATTCAGGGCGTTACGCCGGGTCCGGCCCATGATGAAAAGGGTCATCGGATTAACCGGCACGCCAGCACCCAATGGCCTCATGGATATATGGCCAGAGATTTATCTACTCGATCAAGGCCAACGACTTGGCAAGACGATCACCAGCTACAGGGACCGATACTTTACAGCCGGAGCCAGAAGTGGACACGTTGTCTACGAGTGGAAGGAAAAGCAGGAGGCGGAGCAGCGGATCTACGAGGCTATTTCAGATATTGCGGTCAGCATGAAGTCCGAGGATTGGTTAGAGCTGCCTGAGAGAATAGATCAAGTCGTTCCTGTAAAATTGACTGACTCGGCAAGGGGGTTATACAAAAAGCTGGAAAAAGACATGTTACTCCCATACTTGGATGCTGATGTCGTCGCTGTGACTGCAGCTGTACTGTCAAACAAACTACTGCAGATGGCCTCCGGAGCTGTCTACGACGAGGAACGAGGGGTAAAGCTGATTCATGACGCGAAGCTAGATGCCCTGGAAGATATCATCGAGGGGGCAAATGGTAAGCCGGTCATGGTATTTTACAACTTCAAGCATTCATTATCCCGGATCCAAGCACGATTCCCACAGGCTAAGATCCTGAGAAAAGGAAAAGACGGAAGTCAGGACATTGAGGACTGGAACAACGATAAAATACCTCTGTTGTTATTACACCCAAAGAGCGCAGGGCATGGACTCAATCTTCAAGAGTCAAGTTGTCAAACGGTTGTTTGGCTAGATATGTCGTGGTCATTGGAGGAGGTCCAGCAGGCGAATGCTAGGGTACATAGGCAAGGGCAAACGAGACGAATCGTAGTTATGCAACTTGTGGCTGAAGGCACCATCGATTCAGACGTGGTTGAAGCCATCGCACAGAAAGCCGCCGGTCAGGATGCCTTGATGGATGCTGTGAAAGCAAGAATCGAAGAAGTAAGGAGTGATTTACCATGACAGCACAAGAACATGCGGTATATAAACTGGCATTGAAGGGATACGGAATCGAAAAGCAAATGGTCAAGTGCGTGGAAGAGTTATCTGAGCTGCAGAAAGAACTTTGCAAGCATATCCTCGCCGAGGATAACCTCGAGCACATCACTGAGGAGATTGCTGACGTTGAGAGCATGCTTGACCAAATGAAAATGGGTCTTGGCATCGGAACTTATGAGGTGGACGCCGTGAAATCTCAAAAGATGTCTAGACTTAATGGGAATTTGCTGCGGTTAGCCGATCTGTGGGAGCGAATAAATAACAAGGAGGCAGATGTATGAATTATCCAGAAACCCTTATAACCGGCGGACTAATTGCCACAGCAATCATAATCGTGTTGGTCGTGATCTGGATTGCGACGGCAAAGCCGAAGAAATCAGAGCTAAAATGCCCCTGGGCATCCGATGGGTCTACTTGCAATCCGGAATGCAAGACATATAAGCACTGCTATGCTGAGTGGAACTCATGGGTATAAGCAATATGTCGGATAACGAAATCAAGCAACGACTAAAATTCTTGTGGGATATTTATCTGTCAATGCCGATCGTGGATGACGGGGGCGGCAAATGAAACATATAAAGTTCGGCGGTGAGGTTTATAGCTGCTGTGCGCCTCGTCGGGTCAATGGAAAATATACATGCGAGGCATTTAAGCAAAAGAGCGGTAGGCCTGTCAGGAACTTCAAAGTACTGAATGCACTGGGTGATCTATTGATCCATGGAAGAGGGGGTGTAACTGGTGTTACTTAAAGCGAGGGAAATGTTAAGTCTGGTATTTGCAATGGTCGGCGTACTTGCATTTGCGGGTAACAACGTGGCAGACGCTATTTTCGCCTTTGTCTTAGCAATATGGATTGAACAAACTGGAAGAATGGACTAGAAACTAATTAAACGGGGGTGGCCAGTAGTGATAAAGCTAGTCAGAGATTATCGTGTTGCTTTACGTAGTGTCAATAAAGCGAGAACAGTGGCCACCGCCAGAGAGGATAGATCCCTGCTCGCGAGTTGTGCCGACAGCCTTGATTATTCGATCAGATTTATGGAGATGGGGAAAAACCCTGATTCCAGACGGGGAATAACTAGACAAAGCAATTTTAAACGCGAAATTCCCATGGATCCCAGGAGTGTGGCATATGTTCGGGCCATAGCCACACAGGCACAGCCGTCAGCGGTTAGTATTGAGATCCAAAGGGCAATCGATGATTTAGGGATTGTCTTAAAGGTGCTCAGTATAAAAGAGCGGGAGGCATACACGCTGGTCAGGAGTAGCGGATACTCATTCCAAGACACGGCAGAGCTGATGGACATCAAGAAAGCCACAGTCCAGACATTAGTCAAAAGGGCAGAGGATAAGATATATCACATGGTCGAGGACATTAACGACAGCGGGATCACGTTCAAAAAGCCAGTTCAACCGGCGATGTTTTAGCCCTCTCCAGAGGTACCCATAAAATAAAAACACTGTTTTGTCATACGTTTGCCACCTAATAGTGAGAGATACTTTTTTAAAGAGCCAAAAGGGCTCTTTTCCTTTTGTCTAAAAAGGAGTGAGATCATGTCTAAGAAAATGAGAATCCGGCTAATTCTTTATCAATGCCCAATCTGTAAAAAGAACTACTTCTCATATCAGGAGAGGGCATTGTGTCCGGAATGTGCTCTTAAATAAAGTTCCTAGGTTAGGAGGTGGCCCATATGGCAGTAAGCAAATGGCCACAGGTAGAAAGTAAATTATTGCTCGTTGAGGCCTGGTGTAGAGATGGCCTCATAGAGATAGATATTGCCCATAATTTGGGAATAAGCACAACAACGTTAAAGGATTATAAGAAAAGATATCCGTCTTTCCTGTCTGTCTTAAAAAGGGGAAAAGAAGAAGCGGACGTATTGGTTGAGAACGCTCTGTTCAAGCGTACACAGGGCTATAGATACGATGAGATAACGACTGAAAGATTGCCCATCTATGACAAATGGGATCATGTAACAATCGTTGGTTATGAGATGGTCGAGACCAAGCGTGTTACCAAGGAGGTGCTCGCTGATCCAACGTCAATGATCTTCTGGTTGAAGAACAGGAAGAAGTTAGAGTGGAGAGATAAGCATGAGGTAGAGAAAACGATTGAGGTCAAGGTACCCATGTTAGAGGAGATACAGAATACCTTTAAGCAATGCAGGCAATTAAACAAACCAGAGGTCATTGATATCTAATACACCTTGGCTCCTGTCTGGTTATGAACCATTCCGGATATCAACCTTTCTACCTTTCTACCTTTCTGGATTGTAGCGGCTGACCGCCACTCGGGTGTGAGTTGTCTGTCGATCACAAACAATTCGTGCGTTAGTCGTGGACATCGACGCATAACCTTTACTTTACCATTATGCATAATATAGGGTGATTACCTGTAGCGCTACTCTCCCTAGGGTTCTAGGGGTTGCACCTTTTTGCACTTCACTTGTCATAGTACCTATTATGGGACCCAACCACTACAAATCGACCAAGGGGGCACCTTCTTTTCTATAACTGGCGCAGGGCGTGGCGGTCGCAGCAACGATCGTTTTCATAATTTCCTGAAAAACTTTTTTAGTTGATTTCCTGAAAAGTTTTGGCCCCCTCAAAGGCCCAATGGTAGGGAACCGTGCAGACTTGTAACGTAGACACTTTAGTATCTTTACATGGCTAATTCGCTATGCTCTTTTAGTACCAAGGGATTAGGGCATATTTGGTCGTTGGTTTTTCGACTGATTTGAGGGTCTAAATTGGCACAAAAACCAACTGGAAGGGAACGCGGTTTCCATGAGCAATAGCCTCATAAAAGTTACTCAGATTATTAATCCGGATACTGGACAGATCACGAGTGAGAAGGTTCAACACATAGCAGCCGCGTTCCATGACGAGAAAGGTTATTTGTTTTGGGCTCGTAAGAACTTTGCTAAGTCCTTCGTCGAGGTAGACTTTCCGGAGAGCATGACCATGAAGGAACGTGGGCAGATGGCGACACTCGCAAAGCATATGTGGTCTAACACTAACATGCTAGGGTATCGGGGTAGTGGTGGGGTTAAGGCTTATACCGATGAGCAGATCGGTGTGCTTGTCGGACTGAAAGCATATCAGGCCAGAGACTTTGTGCGGAGCATGATCAAGGTTAGCATGATCGCCAAGGTAACCGTCTTGCTGGGTGGGGAGAAGACCACTCAGTATTATGTTAACCCGATCTACTTCTTCGGATCTAACCGGATATCACTTAACTTATATCTGATCTTTAGAAAACAACTTGACGAGGTTCTTCCTCGTTGGGTTCGAGAAGAGTATGCTGCGTCGAGCGAGAAAGTGAAATGAGAAGGAGTGAAAGAATAATGTCGCAAAAATTAACTATTAACAATTTGCAAAAGTGCTTCTATGAGGCCGGCACACAGGACAGAAAGTACGTTGGGGTTCTGATCGAGATGAGGGGCTTCCCGCAACCTGAAGTTATCATAAACAAGAATGCTAACTTCGACACTAAGTTTGCATATTACGAAAAGGCGTATGATGAGAATTTGGTTCTAAAGTCGTTCAATGGAATAAAAATCATCGGGTTTACTTACGGGGGTAGCTTCGAGGATATTGAAAAGGACTTACTTGGCCTCGGATAAAAAGGAGTGCATGTCATTGATCAGTAATTATTACGATGAATACAAAGATGCTGTGGAACGGCTTATACGGTCTGAAAAGTTTAGGGAAAGCATGAAGGCTTTCGAACTATTTATTAAGAGCTACAACGAGCTGGTCAGGAAGATTACAGAGACGTATAAAGTAGCCATCGTGCATTCGCCTTTTGTTTGCTGTAAGCCAACTCCCGGCAAACGTAAGCCTAGTAGTCTTCATTTAGCCAGGAACAATTGTTAGGAGGATAAACATGAAAGAATACCTTAGTCATTTAGGATTAAATATTAAATGTTCTGGATATTCGTTATTGCATATGGTGAATCATTTAGCGCATGGGGTTATACCTGCTATTCCACTAATTAATAAGTGAAATGAGGAGTTGACTGTATGGCTAGTCGAGCAAAGAAAAAGAGGGCCTGGAAAGAGTATAAAAGAATCAGGCAATACTTCGAGGATGTATTCATTAAAACGACACCCAGCGGTATGGCATGTACCGCAAGCCTCTACCGTCCTCCTCGGTGTGGCTAGATGGCTAAAACACAAGGACCTCAACAACGGTTAGAAACGACTGACGATGAAGAGGAACAGAACAGACAGCTTTTGTACGAAGCAATATACGAGCAGTTCACCAGGAGTGGCGCGAGTCCCAAAGAAGCGGAGACCTCAACAGAGGCGTTGATCTTAAAAAATATTAGTAACCTCTTCGGTCTTGAGGGATTAGCGCACAGCATCGGCGCGTTGAGCATCCCATTTTTTTGTAAGTACTTCCTCCAAGACACTTTTGTCCCTAAACCAGATAACGCCGCCCGGGAGCTTGCTCCTGTTCACATCGAGATATGGGAAGAGCTAGACCAGATGTTTATCCAGGACGCATATGACAAATTGGAAGCCTGCCTTCCACGGGGGAGTGCAAAAACAACTTTCCTTGACTTCGCTTTATCAGTGTGGAGCCACGCTTACAAGAAAAGCAAATACACGTTAGTGGCAGGAAAGACAGAAGGCGACTCAGTAGCATTTATAAGCCAGACTCGCCAGGCATTCGAGGAAAATCAATACATCATCGCGGCTTTCGGGAGGCTGATCAGGCCTAATGACTTCACGGTCAATAAGTTGGAGCTCGAGCTCACAAACAAAACAAAGATTCAGGCTATAGCATCCACGAGTTCTATGCGTGGTAAGAAATATGGGGATAGTAGACCGTCCTGCATTATTGCAGATGATTATCAGTCCAGGGCGGACATCATCACTGAGGCCAGCCGTAAAAAGAAATATGATACCTGGGCAGAGGACAGTGCTTATGCTGGGGATAAAGCGGTATTCCGTAAAGGCGTGAAGATCAAGGCCGCGACGAAGTTCATCGTCATCGGAACGATCTTACACAAGGCATGCTTCATGTCTCAGCTACTTAAGGACCGGGGATATAAGCATATCTTAAAAAGGGCACTTGATTTTGATGTCAGTGAGTATTTTAATGAGGGTCCGCTGTGGAAGCAGTTCAAAACAATATATTTTGACGACAAAAGGCAAGATCCCGTAGCTGATGCAAAAGAATTCTATTACCAAAACGAGAAGGCCATGCACTACCCTACAATTTGGGATGATAAGTATGATTGCCTTGATCTGGCGATTGATTATTATAATAACCCCATTGCCTTTGCTCAAGAGATGCAGAATGATGCCAGTAAGATTGGGGAGAAATGGTTTAAGTCCATGAGGACCCAGACAGCCAAGGAGATAGAAGAGCATACCTGGGAAAAGACGATGCTCGTTTGTGACCCGGCTTCTAGCATTGCTATTAAGTCCGATTATAGTGCACTGTGCGTTGGCTCAATAGCTTCTAATGACTTTGCCTACGTGAGAAAAGGAATATTAGCCAAACTTAGCTATGATGACTTCTGTTTGAAGGTTGTTAAGTTGTTGTTGATGTATCCGGACATAACCCATGTTTCGGTGGAAAAAAATCATTACTCCGGAGCCGATGTCAGCAAGATAAAAGAGCTGATGTTGAAAGAACCGGAACTGAAAAACAGACAAATAGAGTTCATCAACAAAATGCAACGTACAAATAAGGACGAGAAAATTTCCACGATCATTCAGGGCGTCAATATGGGTCAGGTAATATTCAACGAGGAAGACATCGCGTTCAACGATCAAGTCAAGGATTTCAGTGGTCAGGATTTTAGTGAACATGATGATGCGCCGGACGTTGTTTCCCAATTTACGATCGACGTTAAAGAGATCGAGGTTATATACAAGGTTGAATTTATAGATCGTAATAAGTTATTTGGGAGGTGATCACTATTTTTGACGTTAATGAACAAAAAGAACTATTAACAAAAGTATTTGCTAATTTCCAACTTCAATATCACATCTATCTTAAGATGTATCTCTATTACATGGGCATGACTGATGCCAATTGTAATGGTATGGGGCTATCGACTAATGGATCGTATGATGATATTTTCATAAACGAGTATAACCTAGACGCAGAAGGCGCGGGGAATTATAACTATATTAACGACAGATCAAATAGAAAAATAGCGACTAACTTCATCAAAAAATTCACAAAGGAAGAAGTCAGTTATTCAGTAGGTAACGACATCACTTACACAAGCCACAGCGGTGACACTAAGATCATTGAATTGCTAAGGTTGAGCTTGGCACACTGGAAAAAAGACCATGACGCTAATCTAGCAAAGAACATGCTCATTTATACAACCGCGTATGAATTGTATTACATCGATCCGAAAGGCCGGTTCTGCAGCAGAGTTATTTCCCCTAGACATGGAATCGCTTACACTGATGATCGCGACAACGTCATATTCTTTATGCACATCTACAGAGAACGGTATGATACCAAGCAATACGTGGACATTTACACCGATTCCGATATCATCCATTGCGATGAAACATTTACGGAGATATCCCGGAAGATTCACCCGTTTGGGTGTGTTCCTGTAGGTATTGCGGTTGCCAGTGAAGAGGGCTGGCTAGATTCTCTCTACAAAGACCTTAAGACGCTCCAAGACGCTTATGAAACGAATCTGAGCGACATATCAAGCGAGATTACCGAGTTTCGTAATGCTTACTTAGTCTTAAACAACTTAGCAATCCAAGAAACTGACTTACCGGAAATGAAGAGGAAGGGCGTCATCCAGACCAAAACAAAGGATGGATCCGCATCTTGGCTCATTAAAACGATCAACGACACGTTCATCCAGAACACATTAACAACTTTGGAAGACAAGATGTTCCAGATCGCTTGCCACATAAATTCCAATGAGAAAATGAGCTCTAATACTTCAAGTCTGGCCTTAAGGGCTAGGCTTATTTCTTTGGAAGAAAAATGTAAGCTGAATCAAAAGGCTCTAGCGAATTGCGTGCAAACACGACTTGAAATGTTACTGATCTATGTGAACAGTATAAAATCAGCTTCTTACGATTACCGAGACATTAAAGCTATTTTCACACCTAACATTCCCAGCGACGATGTCACAAATTCCACGGTTGTTACCGCCCTGGGTGATCGGTTAAGTACGGAAACAGCATTAAGCCTGTTCAGCTTCGTTGACAACCCACAAAATGAGGTCAAGAAAGCCAAAGAAGAGGCAAAAGCTAATAATATAGGCGCGGGTTTATTGAATCCTCCTATAGCGCCCGTGGTGGTGCCAAAATGAAAGGGCGGGTTAAATAGTGAATGGGGTTATAGTAGCAAACGTTGATTTATATTGTCTGATGGTTCAAAGAGGAAAACCATGCGCGTGTATGGCAATTCAAGATAGGTATATCAAAGAAACGACCGGAATTGCTGATAAACATGGATTAAGAACCCATATTGAGGATTTAGCCGAGGGGTGGAAAACCTTATGGGTTTACAAGGATGAATACATGCTCGACATAATTAAATTACTACCTAATGAGCCAGTGACAAAATTTGAGCACTGGGTTTTAGGCAAGGCTTTTGGCTATTCGGATGAAGCAATTAAGACATTCTTAGAGGAGCTGAGTGAATGAAGAAAGTCGATCCAGCGTATCAAAAGAAGATCGAGGACGTCAAAGTCGAGGGTGAGAAGTACGCTGAAGATGCCATGAAGGGTGTATACCTTGAGCAGAAAGCCGCACTTGATGAATTACACGCCCTCATTGGTAAAGCCTACATCGACCATTCCAAAGATGGGATTATGACCTTAACAACAACTCAACAACAACAGCTTACAGCAAGTATGAACGCTAAATTAAAAGCAACGGGGTTAAAGCTGGGCAAGAGTGAAGTTGAAAAGGTAACAAGTCTCCTCGCAGAAGTCTTCAGTGCGACATACTATAAAAACGCTTTTGTTATGGAGTCGGGCTTGAAGGCTAACCTTAAGTTCAATATCATAAAGCCGGAATTCATCCAAGCTGCAGTCAATACCGAGTTCAAGGGTGAGATGTTCTCGGACAGAATCTGGAAAAACAAGGCCGGATTAATCGATTCAATTCAAAGCTCTTTAGTTGATGCTTACAAGGGGAAAAAGACCATCGACAAAATAGGGCGCGAGATCAGACAACGGTTTGAGGTAACGGCTTATGAATCACAGAGATTGGTTTCTAACGAGAATGCGAGGGTGCAATCTCAGGCCATTGATGAAATAGGACGCTCAGCAGGAGTAGAACAACAAATGTACCTAGCAACCCTGGACGGTAAAACATCTGCGGAGTGTGCAGCATTAGACGGTAAAGTATGGGGAATTGATGATCCAGAGAAGGTAACTCCCCCCGAAGTTCACGTTGGCTGTAGATGTGTTTTATGCAACGTGCCTTATTCTGGGTGGCAAGCAACACAAAGACGAGACAATGAGACAGGCAAAGTCATTCCAAATCAGACATACGCAGAATGGACGAAGGACAAAGGAGTTTAATTCACTTGAATAATAAGTTGGTGCTTGGGGAGAAGTTTGACCCCTAGTTAAATGAGTACTCTTTAATGAACTAACAGCCAAACTTATCATAAATAATTATGCACTATTAATTTAGTGCTTTTTATATGCTCAAAAAAAAAATTGGATTGCACTCTACAGGCTAAAGGCATGTAGAGGGCGCGAAAGAAGGATTTAAATAATGGCAATTGAGAATTTCGACGAGGTAAAGACATATTTTGACACCAACAAAGACACAGAGGAAATTAAGAACTATATCGGAGGTTTAAATCCAATGACAACCGATAGAGCTAATGCTTTCCTGAATACCGAGGACGGTAAAAAACTCCTTCAGCCAAAGCTAGATACCTACCATAGCAAAGGGTTGGATACTTGGAAAACCAATAATCTCGATAAAATTTATCAAGAAAGATTCACAAAAGAGCATCCTGAAGCCGATCCTAAAGACTTGAAGTATCAGGAACTGGAGAATAAATTTAACGCTGCCGAAAAAGCAAGGCTTAGAGAAACGCTCACGAATAAAGCCTTGAAGACAGCCCAAGAAAAGAACCTTCCGGGCGACTTAATAGATTTCTTTATTGGTGCTGATGATGAATCAACTCAAAAGAACCTAGACAAGTTCTTAGAAACTATGGCAGCGCATGATGAAACCATCAAAACGGAATTCGCAAAGTCCAATAGCTACATCCCGCCAAATGGGGCCGGCGCAAATCTTACCGACGCAGAAAAGACCCGCGCAGAAATCGCGAAATGGATGAAATAGGTTTCGGGCTTCCTTGAAAAAGCACTATTTTAATTGAAAGAGGTAATACAGGATGAATGTACTCGAATATGGAGTCATCTTCCAGCAAGAGCTCGACAAACAAGTCGTAGCCGGAGCAGTTACAGGATTCATGGAGGGTAATGCTTCACTCGTATCTTACCAGGGGGGTAAAACGGTCAAGGTTCCTAAAATTTCTATGGACGGCCTAGGGGACTATGACAGAAATACTGGGTTCAAGAAAGGGTCCGCAACATTAGAATTTGAGCCATTTGTAATGGGTCAGGACCGTGCAACCTCGTTCTCTCTGGATTCCCTAGACGTAAATGAAACGAACTTCGTTGCTACCGCAAGCAATCTTATGGGAGAATTTCAACGTGTGAAAGTTATTCCAGAAGTGGATGCATATCGGATCTCTAAAATCGCGGCATTAGCAATCGCGAAGGCTGGCAATTGTATCAGCTATGGTTACACACCTACTAAAGCTGATATCTTGACTAAAATACGAGAGGACATCGCAGCAGTACAGGACGTAATCGGCGTTGGCACCCCTTTGCTGGTAATGATATCAATCGCTACCCAAAATATCTTAGAAAATAGTACAGAACTTGTTAAGCAGCTACACGTCGGCGGAATGGGATGCATGCAAGCTGGAATTATGACAACTGGTTCAAGTATTGATCTTGAGGTCACCATGCTCGACAAGTGCCCATTAATTGAAGTACCTAGTGCTTTGATGAAAACGGCTTATGTATTCGCGGATGGCTCTACTAACTTTGGATTCACACCAGCTGTAGCTGCAAAGAACATTAACTGGATCATCATGGCACAGAACACAGCTATTGCTGTGTGTAAAACGGATACCATGCGGATCTTTGATCCTAAAACAAATCAAGATGCCGACGCTTGGAAGCTAGACTATCGTAAATACCACGATCTCTTCATCATGGACAACAAATATTCTACTTTAAAAGTGAACATCAAAGAAACAGAGGTATAAGATGTTTGAACTAAAGAAGCTCAATGTCCACAAACAAGTTGAAACCGAAGCTGAAAAGGATAAACTAACCTCTCAGGGCTTTGTAGTAGTATCCGAAGAACCTAAGGAAGCAAAACCGGCTAAAGAGAGTAAGGCGTAAAGACTTGCTCTTTCCCTTTTTAGGAGGTAGATATCATGCCGATACTAGACGATATCAAAGCGATCCTTGGCAAGGAATCAGACAACTCTGTAGACAATCTTCTGAACATTTATATTAGGCAGGGAGTTACAAGGGTTACTGCCTACATGAATTTCCCTGATGCACCTATTACTGATCCTGTTACTCTGCCTGTGGACGTAGCCACGGCCTATCCTGACGTGCTGATTGAGTATGCGGTGGTGATGTGCAGGAAGAAGGGTAATGAGGGGATCAAATCGTCCAGTCAGGGTAGTCGTAGCGTAACTTATGAGAGCGGTCTTCCTGACAGTGTTAAGGATCTTCTGCCCTCCCCGTTTATCCGAATGATGGGGGTGAGCAGATGCTCGCAGACTTTAAGGTAGGCGTGTGGAATAAGGGGCCTAGCACAAAGGTAGATGGCATAACTATCCCGGGGGCCTTGGCTCTTGTCGAAACCATTGATGTAGACATTCAGCCCTATTCCAAAGAGCTACTTATGAAAACCTACGGCTACAATATCGAAGTGAACAAAAGGATCTATATTGATTACTTTGATAAGGACGTTGAGGTTGGCACCATCTTTAAATACACCGATAAGTATGACAAAGAAATCAGCTTAGAGGTCAAGGCCATCCCTTGGGACGATGGGTATATGGAGGTGATGTGTCTTGGAGTTTAGGAGCAACAAGGCTGCGGTATTGGCGGCCATGAAACTATGCAAGAAAGAGTTTTGTGAAGGTGTTGGCACCTTAGTCGTTACTGAAGCGCAAGCGAAAACGAAAGTTGATACGGGAAATCTGAGACGGTCAGAGGTTTATGAGGTCATGCCAGGGAATGAAGGGGTTTATGTAGGGGTAACGGAAGCGGCTCCTTATGCCCTGACCATTGAGAAGGGTTTATCAGGGCACAAGGCTCAGCCGTTTCTCGAGCCGGGAGCCATGGCAAGCATACCGAAGATCGTGAATGTGGCCGAAAGACTTTATCGTAGCAAGTTAGGGGGGTCTTGATGTTAGAGCTATACAAATTACTTTCTGGCATCATCGATCCGATCTGTCCCAGCTTTGCGGATCATTACCCAGAAGACGTAGAAGAAGCAGACAAGGATTATCCGTATGTCGAGCTTAAGTTCCCGAGTGCTTTGCCGAACAATAGTTTTAGCGATAACAATTTGCTGGAAGTGGACATATGGGATGACAAGGGAACGGATATCCGAGAGATTGAAGGCATAGCAGATGTGATCCATGCGGCCTTAAACCGGCTGCATTATGGAGACGAGGCCATGTATGTCTCCATAAACCGTAATACTCCGCATAGGTTGTCCCTTCCTGACCTGATTATCCACATCCAGCGCAGACAACTGCGATATGTCCTAACAGTTTATAAAAAATAGGGAGTGATTAATTTGACGGTTGGAAGCGATAATACAATCGGGTATACGCCAGCCACAGCACAGCACCTATTAATTGATGCCGGTGCGATTTACACGAACTATGGTTTAGCGGGTGAGAAGCTACTAGGCGCCACATCTGGCGGTAATGAGTTTGATGTCAAAGTTAAGACCCGTGACGTTAAAGTAGATGGCCTGAAAGGATCAGTCAAGGGCTTAACAAGGATCGTTAGCACGGACGTAACCATGAAGGTCAATATGCTTGAGGTGACTGCCGAAACACTACGGATTGCATTGATGGGGGTAATAGACTCCACGGGCACCGACTATGACGTTATCACGGGAAAGACTGAGATTCTTTTAACCGACTACATTGATAATATAGCTCTGGTCGGGCGCATTAGCGGATCTGCTAAGCCGGTTGTGATCATGCTCAAAAATGCATTAAGTTCTGATGGGCTGAAATTCTCCAACAAAGATAGCGCGGACAATATCCTACCTATCGCTTTCACAGCTTCGATTGATCCGAATACCCCAACAGTTTCCCCTTACGAAATCCGATTCCCAAAAGTTACTGATGGAGTTCTATTTAGCATGATCGGTACCCCGTACATCGACAATGGCAAAGTATTACTAACCCTTAACGATACCGTAGCGGTAACGGCCCCCCTGGAAGGCTTTGCGGTAACGGTAGCAGGGGTAGCGGATGTGGTGACAGCTTCGACGAGAGGTGTAAACCAACTCAACACTATTCTATTAACCCCTACTACCCCTCCAACAGCTGGGCAAGTCGTAACAGTTGCCTATACCAAACCGGTTCTTGATGCGAGTGATGTTAAGTCTCTTAGTGGCGTAGCACTCGATACCTTCGCTGCTATGGCAGTAACTAATAACTAGGGAAACACCTAAGGCACCTCTTAACGGGGGTGCTTTTCTAGTATTGTAAAATTTCCCAAGATAATATGTTGCTTTTTGGTTGTATACGATTACAATAGTAGAAAGAGGTACACATTATGTTTAACACAGAAAAGGCCTTTGATATGCTCCCTAGCGTGGTTGTCTTATACGACAAATTAGATATTGACGGCTATCGTAAAAAGATTACAGAAGAAAACAAAGGAAAGAAGAAGGTCAATGCTGAATTGCTTGGCATCAATCTATTCAAGTTCGTATTAAAGAACTCTGCAAAGGTCAAGGAAGAAGTATTTGAGATAGTTGCAGTCTTTGAAGAGAAAACGGTTGAGGAAGTCAAGGAGCAATCCCCCATGAAAACCATTAACTCGGTAAAAGCAATATTTGCAGATACAGAGACCACTGCTTTTTTAAAGCAAGCTATGCAATCGGATACTCCAGGAGCCTAAATCTCTTGCATAGCCATTATGGGATTAATGCTATATCAAAGATGCGATTAAGAAATATAACCGAGCTACTCATAGATGCGCATAACAAAGATTTGGAAGACCAGGTATGGAGACAGTACGCGCTACAGTATCCAGGGATGGACAAAGGCAACTTTGTCACATTCGAGGATTACAAGGCTAAAGCGTTTGGCACTCGAATGGAAGAAAACGTAGGCGAAATACTAAAAAATGCCGAATTGATTAAGCAAGCAGACCAAAAAAGGAGTTGATAAAATGGGATTCTTTAATAGTTTTAAGGAGCAATTTAAAGCAGATGTGGCAAAGAAGGTTAATGCAAATGCGGCCCTTAAAAATAGGAAAGCGGAAATGGATGAGCAAGGCATTGCTTACTGCCCAAAGTGTGGTTCTCCCTCAGTCCAACCGATGAAGAAAGGTTTTAGTATTGGCAAAGCTGTAGTAGGTGGAGTGCTAACGGGTGGGATAGGGCTATTAGCCGGAACCATAGGAAGTAAGAACATTGAAATGTACTGCTTAAAGTGTGGACACAAATACAAGTCATAAATTAATTAACTAATAAAAGCATCCTTTGTATAAGGGGTGTTTTTTTTGTTGTGGAAAGGGGGTAACTGCTATTAACATATTTACCCTTAGTGGCGAAATACTTCTTCGTGATGATAACGTCAACTCTCGTCTTAATGAGATAGACGGCAGAGCAGAAAGAACTGGACTTAGCTTTGCTAAAATGGGAGCAGCAGTATTAGCAGCAGGAGCAGTAGCTGTAGGAGCAGGGTTCGGCCTATACAAACTAGCGGAAAGCGCAAGCAATTTAACGGAAGCCCAAAATGTTGTGGAAACAACATTTAAAACGAGTGGTAAAGCGATTGAAGCGTGGACTGAGACAACCGCTAAGAGTGCTGGTATATCTAAAACATCGTCCACTCAGTGGGTTGGATTTATGGGGGCAATGCTTAAAAGTAGCGGAGTCTCAGAAACATCATCGGCTAGTATGTCCAAGAACTTAGTGCAATTAACTGGTGATATGAGTTCCTTCTATAACGTATCCACGAGTGATATGTGGGAAAAATTAAGGGCAGGGATCAGCGGAGAAACAGAGCCACTTAAGGCAATTGGTATTAATATGTCAGTTGCAAATTTACAAGCCTACGCCCTAGCTACAGGCATTAAAAAACCTTATGCTGAAATGAGCCAAGGGGAGCAAACGCAACTTAGATATAACTACTTAATGAATGTTACTAAGGACGCTCAGGGCGACTTTGGCAAAACACTCAGTACATCTTTTGCTAACCAAGTCAGAGTAGCGCAGTTAAATATGGAAACATTAGGGCAAAGCATAGGAACCCAGTTATTACCTGCGTTTAATAGCGCAGTAACTTGGCTAAATGGCAATATGCCAGCGATTCAAGCCACAGTTGGTAAAGCATTTGACGCTATAAAAATCGCGATTGGTGACGTTTCTACGGCATTAAGCGTGGTCATAAACTGGGCTGAAAAATATAAAGAGATACTAATACCCTTGGGAGCAGGGATCGCAGCAGCAGCCATAGCATTTGGAATATATACGTTAGCCGTTTCAGCAATGGCTTTAGCTACAACGATAGCAACAGGAGCCACAACAGCGTTTGCAGCAGTATTGGCGTTTGTAACTTCTCCTATAGGAATTGTAGTTATTGCAATAGGGCTATTAGTTGCAGCAATCGTTGTTTTATATAGGAACTGGGATACTGTAAAAGCTAAGACAACCGAAGTATGGAACTCAATCAAGACATTCCTGTCCAATACTTGGGACGGCATAAAAACCACAGCGATTAATACATTCAACGCCATAAAGACATTCTTTCAAGATACCTGGAATTCCATCAAAACGACTTCAACAAACGTCTGGAACAGCATAAAGCAATTCTTTTCGGATACTTGGTCTAGTATAAAATCAACAATTACCTCAGTTTGGAACAGCATTAAGCAACTCTTTACTGACGTGATAAATTCCATAGTCGCTTTCGTCAAATCTAAGTTCGCTCAGCAGATGGCCGATATTAAAGCTATATTCGAGAGTGTCCGTATTATTTTCAGCGATGTTTGGGACGCTATCAAGCAAATATTCCTCGGTGCACTTCTTCTCATAATAGATCTAGTCACAGGTAACTTCACCCAGTTGAAATCAGATGCTAATAATATCTTTAATAACCTTAAAAATGACTTCACTAATATTTGGGCAAACATCAAAGCTATATTCCTTAATACTGTTCAAGCTATTCAAACGACCGTAAGCCAGATATTCACTGGGTTAAGTAACTTTATGACCTCTTTATGGGAAGGTATTAAGAATACGGCAAGTTCGGCGTGGAATTGGTTAAAAACGACCGTAGTGAATTTAGCTAATTCGATTGTTAGCGGCGCCACAAATGCGTGGAATGACCTAAAGAACTTCATGAGCTCTTTATGGGAGGGTATAAAGAACACAGCAATCTCAGCATGGAATGGTTTAAAAAGTTCAGTTATTAATACATGCAACTCACTAATCCAAGGAGCAAAGGACACATTCAATAACCTTCTCAACTGGTTCAGGGGGCTTCCCGGTACACTATCCAACATAGGGTCTAACATGTTCAACTCTATGAGCAATGGAGTGTCTAGCGCGATCGGAGGATTAAAGAACACCATAGTAAATGGTGTAAACGGTGCTGTTGATTTTATTAAAGGTTTCCCTGCTAAGATGTTGGGTTATGGTAGGGATATGATTCAAGGATTAATCAACGGAATTACTGGAATGCTCGGAGGGGTTACAAAGGCAGTAAGTGGTGTTGGCGATAAGATTAGGAGCTTCCTTCATTTCTCGGTTCCAGACGAAGGACCTCTGACGGATTATGAATCATGGATGCCTGACTTTATGACAGGCATGGCCAAAGGGATCGACGCTAACAAATTCAAAGTAATCGATTCAATTAAGAACCTAGCCAGTGGTATGAACGTAAATGCCAATATAACGCCAACGAGCAATGGAACACAAACAGCATCTGTCAGTAATAACGGCAGTACAGGAGAATCAAGCGGTTCAAATATTTTTCATGTAACGATAGATGCGCACAACATCAAAGATTTCACAGATGTCGTAAATATATTTAGTCGATTACCCCAAGTCGTCCGAGCAGGTGGCTAACAAAAATAAAAGGAGTGGTTTTAATGTCAGATCCAATTCAAGCAACTCAATGGTCGGCTCAACTAACAGATGGAACTAAAATGCGTGGGGGTCAAACAAACCTATTCCCGACAGACTTAAATGTTTCTGCCGTACCTATTAGTCAAATCAAAGTATTTACAATTAGTCATAACACCTTCTCAGATACCTACTACAAACCCCTTAATACTTGGTATCATAATGGCAAGGTTATGACCTTTGCTTATCCTACGGAGTATATTATGCAGGACGGTAGCATCTTAACGGTAGACTTAGATGCGGCTACAGGGCTTCTTGTTCTTACCCAAGTATAATACTGTTAGGGGCTATTCGTAGCCCCTACTCTAAGGAGGAAGAATATGGGCATAGTCCTTGATTTTGATACTGAATTAAAAAATCTGAACCTTGATAACTCAATTAAAACTATACCCGCAACTGATACCTCCCCTGAGTATTATGCCTCAGATAATGGCATAATAAAAAGCTCATTTTATGCTGTAGGGAACAAGGTTGTATTTGAATCTCAAGGTAGAAAGTTCACGTGGGTACCTTCGTCAATAAAGTACATTGACGAGAAAGGAACGGAAGACAATATATTCAACGTCCAAGAGGTTCCCTTGGAAACAAAAGCCAATTATGTTAGATTTAATCGGTCTATGCCTGATGTCGATGATTGGTTTATTACAGAAGATAGCAAACTAAAACATCAAATTCTACTCCAAGGATTTCAGCGTGATCCACTCCCTTGGCTATTTGGAGAGGTAGATTTTGTATTTGGCGGGGTTATTGAGTTTGACCCTGATCTCAGGGTTCAGGCTAACGGGCTCATTATTACTGGATCATTCGAGACAAGCGGAGATATCAACATACTAGACAAAGACGGAAACTCAGTGTTTCAACTTCCTCAAATTGTCGCTTATGATTCCAAGATTCCTGACCGCGCCATGACATACGGTAAGTATCGAGTTAACGCAAATGTTGAAGGAGTTCTGTCCTTTGACATCGTCGTGGATAACGCTTGGATATCAGATGTTGAGCGGGTATATCCAATAGTCATTGATCCTACAGTGATTGTCGCTTCAGGGGCGAATGGTTGGTCTATTAATACCAAGCCTATAACCCTAGCCAACGGCTGGTTTATATCAATGATCAGCGATGTAATTAACCACTACTATTATATGTATGTAAGTAAAGATAATGGAACTACTTGGCAACAATTATGTTCTATCTATAACTCAAGTTATGGGTATGGTACGTACTTTTCTATAAGTAACTATGGGAATATAATTTATGCTGTCATAACTGATGTGGTAAGCACACTTCGTACTGAGTTCTATAAGATTGATGCTACCACTCAAACCAACATAAATATATGGTCCAACCACCAATTTCTCAACTCATTCACCTCTACCCAGGGGTGGGGCTGTTGTATTGCTGTTAACTCAACAGGGGTTATAACGGTTGTATCATGTATGACCCAATATACCTTATACCCAAATGATGTCAACGTAGTAAGTTGGAGAAGTATTGATGCAGGAGTAACTTGGACTAAGCAAGACGGTACTGCGGGATATGATATGGTAACAACTGACAATACGTCTTTGACTAATTGGTATAATCCCTGTCTTATATACAAATTCAACGGGTTCCCCACCCTAATAGTCGTAAACTCAGGAGTTGATCACACACTTATTCCCTTTAATTTCACTGGCAGTATCTGGTCAAGGGGGACTAATCTTTGGTATGACAATAATTACCAACAAGAACTTATATCTGCCCTAACCAAGAAAAACGGTTCTAATTCAGGACGTGTTTGGTATACCTGGGTACAAACAGATTCATCTTCAATAAAAACAATCTTTTTGGCTTACTCAGATAACAATGGTGCTACCGTATCCTGGCCAACTAACCATTTAATTGCTGCTTGTGATTTTCCAACATTCTCTGAAAGATCTGATGGGTCCATGTTATTACTCTATCAAAAACAAAGTGGCGGTGCTTATTATCAAACTTGTCCTAATGGGTCAGTAGAATTTGCAGGTGAGACACTTCTCCTTGCTGGATTGAATTCTGGTTTACTGATATCAGACTATGCCCAAACAAATTTGGCTCCCTATATATACAAGAATGCAACCAATACTCAACTTGTATCCGATGTATTCGTCACTAACATCGCGCCCCTGGCTCCCACAGGGTTAATCAGACCTAATTTTGATGCCATTCTGCCTGTCTTATTTAGTTGGACGTTCAACGACACGGGAGGAGATTCTCAGTCTGCTTTCCAACTGGTTATTACCAGAGTCAGTGATGGTGTTGTAATGCTAGATACAGGCAAGTTGGTCAGCACTGTATCAAGTTATACTCTAGCAGCTAATGTTCTAGTCAATTGTATTCAATATCAATGGAAAGTATCTACTTGGGACAAGGTAGGTGTAGCAGGTCCATATTCTGCTCTTACGTCAGTAACTCCCTCGCTAACACCTGTTGCTACAATAACTTATCCTACCACAGACGGGTTTGGACTACCCGCTTCAGGTCTAGTAGCAACGTGGAACTTTAGTGGTAGCACAGGAGATATTCAAGCCTTTTATCAAGTAAAACTAACGGATGGTAATGACGCCCTACTGTATGACAGCGGTAAACTAGCAGGAAATACTAACGCATACACTATTCCCTATACTTTTTTGAACGGGTCAAGTTGCAAGTTAAAAGTAACCCTATGGAATAACTCGGGGCTTCAAAGTGCTGAGAAAGTAAGGACTTTTGTTGTCAGTTATACTGGTCCCGCTACCCCAACGTTGATCGTAACTCCTGCTATTGGTCATATTGACGTAGCAATTACAAACCCCGTTCCAACAGGGGAGCAACCCGTAGTTTCTGCTAATGATCTGTATAGAAGAAATTTAGGAGACACCGCTTGGGCTAGAATATCAGCAAACGTCCCTATAAATACAACTTACAGCGACTATGCTACTGCTTCAGGTCAAGTTTATGAGTACAAAGTCACTGCTCTAGGCGTAAATGCTACCACCTCAGATAGTTTGAATACTCAAGGAACAATTACATTCATTGGTATATGGCTACATGGTATTAATAATCCATCAGGAACTATTTATCAATTTTTGAGTGACGGTAATGGAAGAAACGAGAATTGGCAAGCACAATCAGTCTTGATGCAATTCGCAGGACGTAACCGTCCGGTGACGGAATTTGGAGAAATGGAAGAAGGCAAAATATCAGCACAGCTGGAATTAAACGATGCGGATTACGTCCACCTTCAATCACTTGTTAAAAGTAAATCGACTTTATGCTTTCGTGATGCAAGAGGTAGGAAAATGTTTGGGTCAATTACCGCACTTCCGATTGCAGACGCAGAACAGCTGTGCTATACGGCGACAATTGAGATCAACGAAACAAGTTATAGTGAGGTGGTGTAAATGCTATCTTTACAGAGTGGTGTTTACACTGCTTCTCAAGTAGATTCTGCGCTTCACTCGGCAAGCAGAGAAGTTCATTTTCAATATACTCTGCTTGATAAGTTTAACAACTTCAAGAAGGTTCTCTCAAACGTGACCTCGGGGAACGTAGCGAATAATTGTCTTGCGGATATAAAGAGGACTGCGACGTTCTCTATGCTGGAGGATGCCTCAATAAACTTCCTCTCAGACAGAATTCAGCCATTTCTACTCATCAAGATGCCCGATGGGAATTATGTACCCTTCCCGCTCGGTGTATTCCTCTTATCTTCTCCGAAGCGCAAGACGGATACTTCGCTCAATGTTATTCGGGAGGTAACTGCCTATGACCAGCTTCAAGTTCTTATGGACGATAGGGTTACAGACCGTTACACCATAGCTGCAGGAACAAACTATATCACCGCAGCAAGAACGCTATTGACGGGGGCAGGTATACTCTCCGTTAACTTGACAACTACTGCGAGCGTGTTGCCTACAGCCCTAGACTGGCCCCCAGGTACTCCGAAGTTGACTATAATTAATATCCTGCTAGGGGCTATTAATTATTGGACCTTATACTTCGATGCTTATGGGGTAGCGGTGGCGACTCCCTACGTTCTACCTTCGGCAAGAGCAAGTGATTATAGTTACAAAAATGACTCCTTGAGCGTCACCTTCCCCGAAATGGAACAAGACTTGGACCTGTTCAGTATCCCGAATAAATGGCTCTTGACGGTTACAGAACCAGATCAGAGCGTTCTGGTAAGCACGTACACTAATATCAACCCAGCAAGCCACACGAGTACCGTTAATAGGGGCAGGACCATAGTCAGCTTTACTACTGATACAGGAGCAGATCAACCTACCCTAGATGCTAAAGTTCAACGACTGGCTTTTGGAGATTCTCAAGTGTATGAAACGGTAGACTTGGAGACTGCAATTATGCCTATGCATTCGGAGAATGACATGTTGACTTTGGTATTTTCCCCCCTAAGTATAAGTGCTAATTACAACGAGTTATCTTGGGGCTTTGACTTAGTTGCAGGATCAAAAATGAAACACCATATACAGAAAGTGGTGAGTATTTGATGATTAGTCCTGAAGATTTTTTGGGTGTTATAGACTCAAGAAACCCTGATAATCCGTCTTTCTTACTTGGGACTATTGACCCCACTTGGGTATCGGGTAGACCGAGGATACAATTTGACGGTGAGTCTGCGGTGAGTGTTAGACTATACCCGTATTTATCAAGTTATACCCCTGTGGCTAGTGCTAGGGTATTGTTAGCAGTAGTAGGCCATGGAGCGGTTATATTGGGTAAAATAATATAAGCAAACGTCCTTCGGGGCGTTTCTTTTATGCCCAAAAGGAGGAATACCATGACAATTTCAGAGCGTGATCCACCTATTTGCGTGAAGATGACGCTTTTATACGGCAGTATACGTAGCCCGTACGAAAGGAATTAAAGCGTATGGAAGAAGTGAGAAGGATGGCAGAAGTAGAAACACAAGAGCAGGTTACAGCCCGTATCGTAGCTCAAACTGCCGCCGCCACAGCTATAGCAGTATCGCAAGCAGCACAAGCAGCCGCACTCGTAATTGCAAAAGAAGGTAATGTGGCAATCACAGAGATTGCGGTTTTAAAATCGTCTTTATCAGTATTAAAAGAAGCACAGAGTAGCTTTGAAGGAGAGATGAACCGGAAGTTTGATAGCTTAGACACTAAAGTGGATGTCAAATTCGATAAGGTGTTTCTAAAGCTTGAGGAAATAGCTCAGGGTAGGCCAACATGGGCTGTGGCTATAATCATGGGCGGATTATGTAGCTTATGCGTAGGCCTCGGAGTATTTGTTCTGAGCCATTAAAGAAAAAGGAGTATCAAATTATGAAAGTATGTTTAGATCCTGGTCACGGTGGCTCTGATCCGGGAGCATGTGGGAATGGATTGCTAGAAAAAGTCCTTACCCTGGCAATTTGTCTCATGTTAAAAGTCATGCTCGAGCACAGCGGGATCAGCGTCGTCCTTACGCGTAACGGTGATTATTCCCCTGGCCGCTTAGAGGGGAACATTAACGGTGAGCTTAAAGCCCGCGTGGCGATCGCCGAACAGAACAAAGTAGACTTATTTGTTTCAGTCCACATCAACGCTGGTGGGGGAACAGGGCAGGAAATCTTAGTAGCTGGAATGGGTGGCCGTGCAGAGACAGCCGCAAGAAAAGTCTTGCCTTTCCTCGTATCGGCAGGAGGCTGGGCTAACCGTGGAGTTAAAACACAGAACGTCCTTGTATTGCGAGACACAAGTATGCCGGCAATCCTAACGGAGAGTGGTTTCATTGACTCAGTCGCAGATACCTCAAAGCTAAGGCTACCCGCATTCATTCACAGCATTGCTGTGGCTCATGCTCGGGGCATTTGCGCTTACTTTGGTATTACTTATCAGGACGGTAATTCTGCGCCGGTAGAGGCAATAAAGGAGGTAATTGACGTGTTGAATGTAGCTGTATTGTTGTTCACCAAAGAGGACTATTGGGCAGGGGCGGATGTGTCAGTAAAAAATGATAATTGTGCCTTATTCATTCGTCCAGAAGATCGGTCTGTGCCAAAGGACGCCATGAGCGCAAAAAGTCTTATTGTAGTCGGTGGTGCTACTGTCAATCATCCCCACGAAACATTACTATCCGGCAATACCAAGTACGATACCGCTCAACTAGTTGCAAAATATTTAGGATAAGAAAGAAGGAAAATAACATGGAAACAAAAGCATGGTATCAGTCAACATCAATTTTAGGGTCAATCGTCACATTCGTTGCTCTAATTGCGTCCATCTTTAACTATCAAATCAATTCAGAGTTGCAAAGCGAAATAGTCAATATCATCATTGGAGCTTTTGGAGTACTGGGCTCCATCTATGCAATCCTTGGCAGAGTTAAGGCCACGAAGTTAATTGCCTTATCTCCCTCTATCGTACCTATCGAGGTTATTAAGGAAACGCCCCTACAAAGTATTGATATTAGCGAAACCCCTATTGCCGATCCTGTGCCCGTGGAATCTCCCGATGTTCTTATTGCTAAGACAATCACATCCGATGTAATTTCTCCCACATTACAGCCCATTGTGGCAGCTGCTACAGCGGCCGGACAAGTCGCTTATAATCAAGTACTTACCAACGCTGGCGTGGAGTTATCCGCACAGGCGAAATAAAATAAATAGAGAAAAAGCCCTCTTGCCAGAAATGGTGGGAGGGCTTTTGTGGTTTAGATAGCTTATCACTTGAGCAATAAATCTTAACATATTCCACATACAAAGGTAACAAATATGGTTTATGATAAATACAATAGATAAACACCCGAAACTTTGCGGTTGAAATATAGACCATCTTTGCATTCTCTTCCACTACCCCTCCTAGCGAGGGGATTTTTTATAATTTACAAAGAAATGTCTACGCCAGATGGGATAATAAGTAGAAAGAACTGCAGCTAGTGTTAGTTCATACTTGGATTATAATATTAATTCGACAAATAATTGCAGGTACTTTTTTAGCCAGCGGAGAATAATACAAAGAAAAAGAACTTTATAACTAGGGGAGGAAGCAACATGGACTTTAAGCAATTAAAGAAATACAAATGGGTTTTGTTGTTACTTTTATACCTTGTTGTTTTTGGGTATAGACTAGTTACTGTTGTCAAGGCTAATGGCTTAGATCTAGCAACAATAACGTTATTTTTAGCAATTATTCAGACACTAATACAAAATTCCGAGCGAATAAATAGATTGTTTCTATACCTTTATTTCTGGTTCACAAACATCCAATTTTCCTGGAATTATACAGCTGATTTCTCTTTGCCATCAGCTTCTCTGAAAATTATTGATGAACAGTTTTTGAGAAATTTAATTGTAAAGGCTATCAATCAAAATAAGAATCTTAAAAAAAATATGGAAGACATACAATATTTTTCACGTAAAAAGGGAATGGAAAGTATCATTACTTTTGATCCTTTAGGGGTGAATATTGAGTTCGTAAAATCTCGAGGAGACAGTATAGAAGATCTAGAGAATAATGATGCGGCGCATTTAACTGTTACTGGAAAAACACTTGTTAGATATCGAAAAACCAAAGATGTGTTGGATGAGTTTATTGCAAATGTTTTTGCTGAGCTAGAAGAATCACTTCAAGATATAAAATACAGAAAATTTGCACTTGAGATAAAATCGGGAGAGCAAGATCACGATTATTTCAAGAAACTCTTTATCAAAGGGATAGAAAGCCAAGAGGTTGATCAATTTAATTTACAAAAAAAGCCAGGACGATGCAATCTTCATGCCAGTGAAAAAAGAGTATACGTTTGTTCGGCAAACAGGCAGGATTTAGTTATGAGTGTGAAGAATCTTCTCTTTAAGTTGTCAATTTAAAGAGAAGAAGGTAATATCTTGCCAATATCAGCAAAACTATTTCACATCGAGCGATATCCCACGGATTTGCCAATTGAAACCATGCCTCAATTTTCTAACACACAGGCAAGTATTGAGTTAAAGACAAAAGTGGAATTACTGGGGCAAAGTGAGCATGGAGACTTAACAAAATTACAAATCACACACGATGTAGGGCGCGATTTTGAGGGGATTGGGTATTCAGAAGCACAAGGGAGAATTGACGATCTAATACACATCGCATCAGTAAATTTATTTCCAGCTTTTGTAGACGAAGATCGGCAATGGTTAATCAGCGCCTATTCTTCTAAGCAAGTTTTTAATGCAGCATTTAAACGTTTGCGAGCATGGATGCCAACAGATGCTAATGAAAGCCAGCTACGAGCAAAACCGGTAGTCATAGATCTTCTTAGAATGAAGGCTGCATATGACCAGCAAGCAGAGGGCCCGCAAATTAAAGGCGGGTGGTTTAGTCGTATACAGCTTTTAAATGTAGACGTCGCTTATATAGGCGGTACAGAGGTAGCCACCAGTGAAGACTGGGATCGTTATGAAACAAACGGGCTTATATCGGCAATGCGAGTTGATTATCCTAATGACGATCCTGAACTAGAACCTTCTAGACTTCTCCTGACTAAAGATGGATCAGTATTTAGTTACAAAACTCTCCCAGAGGGGGAATTCTTGAGACTTATCTTGCCGATATTCGATTTCGCCAGACTGTATATAACTGAAGACTAGGAACTGCAGAAACCATAAAAATCCTAATGCCCCTTATTGAACTCATGGCTCTCATCGGAAACGGTGAGGGTGTTACTGTGAGTTGACAGATCATGCCCAAACCAGTAAATTAGTACCACGGAAATATAAAACAAAAGTGAGAACTGAGAAGATCGATTCCTTTTGATCATAATCAACCAAGTTATCGGCAAATGAATAGCCGATTATAGAAAAAATTACAGCTAACCCAAGGAGAACTGGCATCTATGGTTGGACTTCGACCCAAACATATCAGTGATACGGAAAAAGTACGAAAAGTGCGAATACATACGCTTATGAGAATGGCAGTGGGGCTTGGAGTGACGATTGGTGAGTTGGTTGAAATATCCTAAGAGTTTCATGTTCAGAGGTAGAGTAGACGGTTTTTGGAGGAGTAAAGCTATGATAAAAAAATTACAATTATTTTACTTTATGATGTTCAGTCGGCTCGATAATGCCAATATGAATTCTATAATTGCGGTTTTTATGGTTTTTATAACTGGTGTTTTTCTGTTTGTTATTTGGTTCCTACCCGTGTCCCTCAAAATTATCGGAATTATTGTATCAATTATTTATTGCTGTGTAATTATTTATTGCTATTCATTTGTACGTGTCAGCAATAGCATGATTTACTCAAAGCTTACAAGGAAGGCCTATATGAGCATTAAAGATCTTACCGGGTACCGGAATTTAGATTACATTAAAGAACGGAAAGATAAGGTTGCTGTTATGGTCGAACAAGAGTTTACAGATGGTATAGTAGAAGTGGATAGGATTTCGAAGGGAAAGCCAATTCATTTTAAAACACATAAGTGGATTCTAGAAAAAGTGCTCAAATCTGATAAAGTTGCTGAACTTTATCAGATTGAAAATTTAGAGGAAATAAAATTCAAAAAAAATATAAGAGCTCATAATATCTTATTGCTAATGACTTGGGATTATATTTATGGGCATTGGAATAATACTGAATTCGTAAAGGAAATCTTAAAACCAAGAGAATGTTGCAAAATAACACTGGAATCTAGAAACGTAAAATAACACCGTGCTCAAAGGATAAAATACATCGATAGGAGCAGCAATGCCATGAAAATCCTAATGACCCCAATAGAAGTCCTGGCGCACTTCGAGAACGGGAAAATACACCCATTACGCCTCAAGTTTGACGGTGAGGAAGTAGTCAAGATAGAGCGGGTAGTCTCGGTAATCGAAGAGAAGCTGGCCAGTAATAAGATGCTGTGCTTCAGGTGCCAGAGTGAGATCAAGGGAGAGCTGAAGCCGTTTGAGATTAAGTTTGAAGTGCAGACCTGTAAGTGGTTCTTATGAAAGATGTAAAGGGAGAGCATTAAGCTCTCCCTACTTCGTTTATTCATATATTCATGGGTGAATCTTATACTAATACCATCCACGGTAGGGATACGGTGTATAGGGATACGAAGACGGGTAATAGCGAGGTCTAGCTATAGCAGTCCCAAAGAGAAGAAGGGGAATGAGAAACATAAGATCAACTCCTTCTACATATTAATTTATGATTAAAATTACTGGTTGTATAAAATTGAAGGCTATCACTTTTTCAGATATAGCCTTCAATTTAAAGAATTTTTAGAAGATCACGCCTAAAGCAATAAGAATCAAAATAGCAATAGCAATGATGCCTACTCCAACACCAGCACCAACGCCGCCATAAACTGGTGCGACAGGGGGGCAACATACAGGTTGAGGGTGACATACAGGCCGAGGGCAACACGCTCCGTGCATTCCGCTTTGAGTCATTTGACCATAATTCATTCCGCTTTGACCAAATCCACCATAATTCATTCCTTGACCCATTCCGAACATAAGAAATTCCTCCTATTAATTTTAATTTAGAATACGATTCCCATTGCGATGAGAAGAAGAATAATTACGACAACTGCAGCGATTCCTGCACCAATGCCACGTCTTTCTTCACACCCACAATTTTCTCTACCTTCATTACCGAATGCCATTTGCGTTTCCTCCTTTGTTAAGAGATAGTGCATAATATGCAGAGGCTGGGGTATGTGGAACAATATGGCAATTAAACAAAGCCTGAGGATTTGGCTTGATGGTGGGTAATAGCATAAGAGGCGAGACATAACAAAAGCCCTCAGCATTAATTTGCTGGGGCCTTTTTGCGTTTTAAAGATTATATTACATTAATCAAAATATAAGAAGCGCCTACTAATAAAACCGGAAAAAGAAATACAACGCAGCATCCCATAGAAGCACCAGCCTTACGCTGCCTACCTGACCTAGTTAGAGGGATACCAATTTTTCTAGAAATACGCGATTTAGCCGCAGAGATACCGAGTAATCTATTCCAAGAGAATCCGCCCTTGTTCATTTTCGTCAACGCCCTTCGCTTTTTAATTTTGAGTTGCAGCTATCTTACCAAAAGCAGTTTCGTATTCTTTGGCTTGGGTAGGGGTTAATACCCCATCTATGCGTAGAAGTACATTCCCTTTTAGGTACAGATATTGGGTGAACATAGGTGAGCTCTTTGAAATTCCATCAACATATGTCTCTCTGGTTTTGGCATCTTGTGGATTAGCGAAGACTTCTACCGATCCGCCAGTTGGGTAATCCTTGCTGAGTTGTTCTGTTCTCGTGTCAGCGAAGCTAACTTTGCTAATATATTGGTTAGGTCTCCCAAGCAATTTATTTGTGTCAGTATCTTCCGTGTAAACGACGATGCCGTTCATTGTAGGTACGTTTGCCTTAATGCCATTACCTATTCCCTCTGCGGTAAGGACTTTAGCCAGTTGCGCTGCCTCCTTGGCGGGTGCAGGCGTCGAAGGTGTCGTGACGGTTGAAGCTGATCCGCATCCTAACAATACAATCATAAGACCGATAGATAATAAGTAGGAAACCTTTTTCAAAATTTAAGCAGCTCCTTTTTTTTTGATTAGATTATACTCCTTATTTCCAAGGATTGACAAGATGATTTCGCACACGACAGGGCCTTTTCAAACAGTTATTCGATTCAACACAAGATAGGTATTTCCTGCTTTCCGACATTCTTAATGGTTTTGTGATAAAATAATTAATCGAAATATAAGGTGAATGTCGTAAGTTGTCTGACAATCTGGGACTTTAATTCTCAGGCGCCAATCAGGAATAAGTTTCCTCTACTTCTGGTATGGAAACGTTAGGTGTTTCATCAGTGTAAGTTCGCCTCCGCCATCTAAACCCTCGAATTAGGCGGAGAATACTGTGACATGAACCATAAAATTTCCGTTTGGAAAAGATATGCTTCCCAATAATGACCATGACGAAAGCCTTGAGGTACATACCGTTGTACGCCTCAAGACTTTTTTGCTGTTTCTAAGGAAATTCCCGTTCAGACGACCGTCACCAATATCTAAGTGGTTTTTAGATGATAACAACCTTTTACTCGAACAACGAAATGGAGGAAATGAATTAATGTTTGATTTACCAAATTGCCCAAAATGTAATTCAGAATATACTTACGAGGATGGAAATGGTTTCGTTTGCCCAGAGTGTAATCATGAGTGGACTTTAGAACCAAAAACCGAAAGTAGTGAAGATAGCAAGATTGTTAAAGATGCAAATGGAAATGTCTTGAACGATGGTGATACTGTAACAGTCATCAAAGACCTTAAATTAAAAGGAAGTACATCAGCTATAAAAATGGGTACAAAAGTTAGAAATATACAGTTGGTTGATGGAGATCATAATATTGATTGCAAAATTGATGGTTTTGGAGCTATGAGTTTAAAATCTGAATTTGTTAAAAAAGTATAAAGGGTAGTGTAAACTAGTTATATAAAGATTTGGGCAGAATGATTACCCATCGGGGAGTCTAGCACAGTTAGACTTTATAAAAGATAAGAAGAATTACGGGCTCTATTTTAGTATAACTTGGGTTATCGAGGAAGAATATTTCTCGATAATTGTTGGTGATAAGTAAATTTCTCGCGAGTTATATTAGATTATATAACCACAATGCTACGAATAAGTCATGTGGGTTAAAGTTAGATGCTCTGAATTTTAACAAAACAAAATTGGAAAAGTTAAGGCATGTTATGATTGGGATTGATATAAAATGAGGACGGAATAGGAGTGGTAAACATGAATGACCATTTTAGAGCTTTAGTAGATAAGTTACCGACTTTGATGTTTCAACTATCAAACGCACAGTTGAGACTATGGAGCGATTTAGGAGAACTACCGATAAAAGGTATTTATGTGTTTTATGAGGACAATGCGCCGATTTATGTTGGCCGAACAAATCGAATGAGAAAGAGGATTAAGGAACACGGAGAAAGTAGTTCAGGCCATAATCAAGCTCCCTTTGCATTTAATATTGCAAAGAAAGAAGCTACAGCACTTGGAATTGAAGTAACTGTACCGAAAAATGTACTTAAGCAAAGCACAGAGTTTGTTGAACTTTTTCTCAATGCTAAAAAAAGGATATCAACATGTCTGTCAGGGCTGTAAAAGTTGATGATCCAATAATTCAAACTATTTTCGAAGTTTATGCATCTATGGAACTAATGACACAGGAGTATAATAATTTCTATAATCATTAACAGATAGCTCGAAAATATGTTTAAGTGGACAGGGCACGTGGAGTGCGTGGTAGTGCTATATGGGGATTCCCCCTAGAATAGGATGCTATTTTTAGAGTGTCGTGGTGTATAGAGGAATACATTGAGTCAGATCGTTTTTTGACGGTCTGGCTCTGTCTTTTTCTTGGGTTATATTTACTATGGAGGAAGGATTTGTGGGAAAAATGTGGAATATTGCTTAAAAGAACATTATCTTGGAGTTTGTTAAAACTTATACGATATAGATAGGGTCTAGTTTGGTGTAATGACAAATGTCTCTCACAGAGTTTATTCTAGTCGCTGTGAGAAATATAAAAGGAGGGAATTTTGAATGATTTCTTTTTTAGAAGATGAGATTGAATTATCATTAAAAGATTCAACTTTAAATAAAAGTAGAAATGTATGGCAAAGAAGAATTCTTGACGAGAATGGGAACAAAGATAAATTAGATAGGTATATAAGCGGAAAAATACCATACTTTTATAGGGATCCTTTTAAAATTGCAAATGATTTTTCCGAAAAATTAGATGTAATTGGTTTGATTGCTGATGTATTTCGTAAACTCCCTACAACTGAAAAATTTCGATCTTCACATTTTGGTGAGATATTAGGGTCAATTTATATTGAAGAAATTTTGGGATATAAAATTTTGCTCAGAAAGCTTACGCAGTTAACAGCTGAAAACACTAATGTGCATAAAATGGATATAATGTGTGTCGACACATCAAATTATGATTTTAAGTATTGGTGGTTTGAAGTGAAGACTTCAATACAACCTGCTAGCAAGAAAAAAGCATATCATAGGCACGGTATATACAAACAGTTAAAGGAATCATTAGAAAAATATAGTCATGGAGATAAAATGTATGATTTTGTACAGATTAGAGATAACTTAAGTAAATCTGATTTTTCCTTAGAAGAAATTAAACAAATAAGAAAAGATTTTTCACCACCTGGCCCTGAAATATTTTTTCATGGTCTAGCTGTTATAAATATTGCTTCTATAGATGATAGTGACAATGATTACATAATTTCCGAACCAAGTAGCATAGCTTATAATGTTAGAGTTTTGACAATTACAGATTTAAAGTCTATGGCGATAGATGCCTATGAAAGATTGGAAAACATTAAAAAGGCTACGGGGGAATAAGCATGTTTTCTAAAGTTGAATTTGAATTATACTTTGAAAATAGAAGTAATTTATTTGCCTTAATTGATCAGTACATGTTGGAACATAGATTAGGGATGCATAGAATAAAATTCGAGAATAAGGATTTGATTGAATTATCTTATTTTTCCTCAGCTGTATTAGGAGCAATTGCGACAGAAGATATTGATTTTGATGACTGGAGAAAAATTCTTAAAGTTTCTGCTGATATTGAATATATCCTTTTTGAAATCAATTATGAATTAAATAGACAAGAAAGCATGAAAAATCATATTATGCGTGCAGCTATTTTATATGAAAGCGCTGAGTATTATGGTATTACAGCTTTACTTGGCAATAAATTACACACTGGAAAATATATGCAAGGATTTCTCTCCAGAAACACAGATGTCGGATTTGGAAAATTGGGAGTAAATATCGAGGATAAAAATCAAATAATGTTAGATGAAAGTCACAGTATAATTGAACGTGGCATTGAAGAAATAATTTATAAATTAGCGTGTTATATGCAAAATTTCAATCAAGATGACCTGAGTTATGCAGAAAATGGGATAAAATTGATCAAAGAAATAGTATGTTATTATAATTTCGATTGGAACGCCGATGAAATTGTATGTTTGACGAAATTGATTAACCGCAGAGGGCGAGCTTCGATATCCAAATTTGTACCAAGTGAAATATTATATGATTTAAAAGTAGCTAAAACTCCTTCTGAATTGTGGAAGTCTCAAATAGCAGCAATTAACGGAGGGCTTTTTAATGAAAATATTGATAGTTTGGGTATTGCTACGCCCACTGGTACAGGGAAAACTGCTTTAGCTCAAATTTTACTAATTTCCTTTTTTAAAACGCATAGAGGTAAAAAAGCCTTTTATATAGTGCCAAGTAAAGCGTTAGCGGCACAAGTCTCTAACGATTTAGCAAAAGTTTTATTACCGTTAGGATATAATATAGCAGCATTAGGATCTCACTTGACTTTTTCTAAGGAAGTTTCTGGCGATCCTAAGGATGCTGATCTTTTGATTTTCACACCTGAAAAGGCAGATTTAATACTTCGTATTGAACATGAAATATTAAAAGATGTTGGAATGGTAATTGTTGATGAGGCGCATCATATTGAATCCGGAACCAGAGGTATTTTGCTTGAGTTCTATTTATGGAGAATTAAAAGAATGGTGCCGCATGAGTGTAGAATTGTGCAATTATCAGCAGTAGCACCAAATATTAACGAACTAGTTGAATGGCTTTCAAGAGATAAAATATCAAGTAGTATAAAAATGGATTGGAGACCAGGTAAATTCAGAATAGGAATTTATGAAAAAGATAATGAAATTGGTCTGCTGAAGTTTGGAAATGCTCAAGCTATACAATTTAAAAATTATAATTTTCAACTTGATGACGCTAAATATGATATTAATATTATTAATATTGGAAACTTAGCACATAGTCTATCTAAGGATGGGATAGTATTAGTTTTATCAGTTAGCAAATCAAAATCAGAAAAAATTGCAGAATATATAAAAGCACTTAGATATGACTTCTTAAAGCAAGATAAGCAATCGGAATTATCTTACAATATGGAGAGCCTAGATGCGAAATTAGAGAGAGAATTATATGCAGAGGTGCCATTAAGAAACAGCATTTCTTTTGGAGTGGCATATCATCACTCTGGATTACCATCTAGAGTAAGGTTTGCGGTAGAAGAAGTGATTAAGGAAAAAAAGGTTAATATTGTGTGCGCTACTACCACTTTAGCTGAAGGAGTAAATTTTCCATTCTCAACTGTAATAATTGAATCTTTAATTATTGGAAGAAACACACAATTATCACCACGTGAATTATGGAATATTGCTGGTAGAGCAGGAAGATTTGGTGTTGATGTGGAGGGACACTGTATTTTGTATGCTCCATCACTATATATCAGTAAATTATCAGGATATCAACTCAAAGATTATTTGGATATACAATTAGACTCGATTCCTCCGGTAAAATCTGCATTGGCAGAAGCATTTACAGTATTAGATAATGCATTAAGTAACAATTTGATAGCACCAGAGGATTTATTGGATATTTCTTTGGGTAAAATAAAAAAAAGTGTTAAGGGAGAGATGGGGAAACTTATTGTTGGAATGATTAATATGTATAGAGTAGGATTAACTCATGCATATGCTAATAATCTTATCAGCATTGATGATGATTCAAATGACTCTATAACTCAAGAAATGCTTGCATATCAAGGGATTAGTGAACATACGAAAAAAGTCGTTAAAAGTGTAGAAACTGGTCAAAGGACTATGCTTAAAAATTCCCTGTTTAAAAATAAGGAATTACTGAATATTGCGGCTAAAGTTGGTTGGAGCATAGAATCTCAGAACAATCTATTCAATTGGATTATTTCACTTAAAGATTGGCAAATTGAAAATATGGGGAAAATAATTGACTATAGTGGTAGAGTAAAAGAAGACCAACTAAAATGGTTGTTATATCCAGTTGCTGAAAATATGATTGAATTTGAAGGGAATAAATTAGGCGGTTTTACTTCTTATATTGCTGAAAATTGGATAAAAGGATATTCCATTACTGAAATAAAAAAAAGTTCTGGAAAAGATAATAGAAAAGAGTATGAATATAGCAGGTTGGTGGATATTATCTATTCTAGAATACAATATTTATTACCTTGGGCCTTATATGGAGTGAGTGATTTATTAAATTATGAAGCTTCAAAAAGAGGAATAAATTTAGGAACAGGAGTTAGAGACTTATCTATTTTATCCAGTGAAGGCGTTCCCAATTTTAATGCATTGACGTTATGTATGCACATGGATGTTGAACGAGTAGATGCGACCAGACTTTCAGAAGTATTTATTTCTCAGGGCAAAGGAAAAGATATACTAATATGGTTTAAGCAATTAAGATGGTATGAAATAGAAAAAATAGTGAAGGGAAACGATAGTAGAAGGATAGACCCGGATTTAAAATTGAATTATGAAAAATTGTAAATTAATTTATTTATGATACATAAATACGGAGTTAGCTTAGTTTAGATCTATTAAATCAATGTATTAAAAAATTTTAAAAAGTTAGTTGAGCGTGATCAGAGTTCTGTGGATGACAAATTTGGCATTTAGTTTAATCTATATTTATAACGTATTTGCGTATTTTATTCAGAAGTATGATTTTGCATTGAGGTAAGACATAACCCAATTTGCTTGACTAAGGTAGGTGCAAAGTATATGAATATAATTAAATCTTTTCCAGAACTTAAACCTGAGGATAGAGATAGAGAATATAAAAGATATTCAGAGCAACTCCGAGATAGGGTCATTTTCGAATTTCTGTTTAATGGCAAGTCAAATAGATGGAGCGATGAAAACATCCTGCTACAAGATCAGGAATATTCACGTGGCTGGTTTTCCATGGGAATATTACATCATTTAGGCTTAAGGGATGCTCACAAAGGGTTTTTCAAGGGAATCACTATCGAAGATGCTATCAACTATCTAACAGAATTAGGAAAAGACGAATATGCTGCATTTATTGCTGCTTTAAAAAGATACGCCGCTGGAACGTATGACTTATACAATGAAAATAGCCTTGAGATGTTTGTAGTGAATGATAAATTCGATAAGTTATTAAAGCAAGTAGGCAAGTCGCAGTATACTGATGGTGTTAGAATAGATAAGGAATTTCATGAAATATTCAATCCAACTGATAGCAAGTTTTTTACGCCAAGAGGAAAAGCGCGAGAAATAAAGGTGCTCTTTAACAATAAGATATATACGGCAGAATATAGATTTGAAGATCAGACGGATAAAAGTATTATTTTGCAGAGCATAAGATTTAGAAAAGAATTGAAAAAAGAGTTTGAGAAAGTGTTTCCAACTCCAGAAGGAGAGTTCACTATTGAGGTCGGTTCTGATTTAGGTCACTTTATCTTTAGCCATATGGCTGTAACTGTCGAAGAAGATCCCGATCTTGAAATAAATACTGAGTATTCAGAAGGTAAAAAATATTACTATTTACATAGGATGCGTGAACGTAAGTCTGAGGTAGTAAAACAAGCTAAAAAACTATTTGTTAAGAAGCATGGCAGATTGTTCTGTGAAGTTTGTGCTATTGATTTCTCGAAAATATATGGGGATAGAGGGAACAACTTTATTGAAGGACATCACCGCAAACTTGTTTCAGAAATGAAAGAAGGGGATAAGACTAAGGCTGAGGATATCGCAATGCTCTGCAGCAATTGTCACAGAATGATCCATAAGAAACCGATAATCTCATTAGAAGGTTTGGCCATGATCGTTATAGGCAATAACAATTATTTGTAGGTGATTTCCTGTATGCAAATCACTTAATAGAAAGTATGCAATGCCAAAGGGGACAGAGATATGGGAGAAATAGACAAGCTTTTTGAAGCAGGATTTCAATTACACGAACAACTCTGGAAACTTAACGATTTAGCTTTTATGTCTCTAAAAATTGCACTTAAAGCATATTTTTCAACTTACCAGACAATGAATAATAGTTTACATATTTTCGATGACGAACACGGCAATAAATCAATTGACATAAACCACTGGCCTGAATACTCTATAGCCTGCTCAGAAACAATTGTTCACTTTCAACACTTTACGGAACTAATAGTGTCTGTTACAAAAAACATTATTGACCCAAACGCCAGTTCTGTAAAAATAATTGCACCTCTATCCATTTGTGCGGTAAAATAAGGTGACAAACCAAATTAACACACAAGGAA